ACTCTAGCTATTTTTTGTTGTCTAGTCATCTTTTTATCTTTTTTACTATATATTAATTGCCCGTAACATTATCGTTGTTTTGAAACTGCAAAGTAGGGTTAAATCATGGGGGAGGGCTATCCACCCCTCTATAAACACACACATTCTTTGAATTATTCTCAACAAAACTATAATTCCATTGCGAATTCTTTATCTCCCCCCCGAGCCGAGATGCGAATAATGCAATAACTATTCAAAAACGATAGCTAGGTCTCTCTCTGCCATTTCATTTGCTAACCTCTCCCTCTCTTTCCCCCCTAACTTCTCTCTGCTAGGTATGGCTTTCCACGTTATTTCTATCCCTAGTATTGTTACCCTAGTTTGTCCCCCTAGTACTGCACCTATGTATTGGTCTTTATACTTCTGTGGTATGATTGTCTTCTTCATTTGTTATGATACTAGGTTGATTAAACATTGTTTTGTTAGTCTTATTTGTCCTCTGTAATCTTCTATTACTATCCAATCCTTTCCCTCTCTCTCGGGTATATCTGTTAGGGCATCTGTTTCTTCTTTGCTCCCCCCCTTGAATACTTCCTCTATACTATGTATGATACATCCTATGTTTAGGAATTCTATCTTGCCTATGATTATTGTTCTTGTGTATTCCATTGCTGTTTTTTTATTGTGGCTTTCTAGGGGGGAGAATTAACCCCCCCATACTTGCCTATTTGTTGTTAGTTAATTACTTTCCACGCTCCGTTCCACTCTTCCCCATTCAAATACCATTGAAAGTTCTTCTGCTTAATATGAACATTGTCTAGGGCATTAAGTCTTTCCTTTGTGGTATTACTATCCCAACCTGCATTGGATACTTTTAAAACCCCTCCCTCTTTTACTGCAATTAGGTTACCGAAAAGGAATAGTTTTGTCTTACCCTCTTCTACTCTTACCTCTGTATTGCTTAACTTGATAGCCTTGTTATTGTTAAAGGCTTGAACACTTTTTTGCGTGATGATTTTCATAATCTTGATTTTTTAGCTTGGCTTAATTGCCGTTACAAATATAGTTATTATTCTAATACGAACCTAATGTTTTGATAATTATTTTTTAAAAATTTAACCTTGATAATGTTACCTTACTATTTTGGTATTGTTTAGCTACATTACTAGCCTCTTCTTTTATTGGGGAGGTATACACTAGTGCATATAACCCTAGAATACCCCTTACATAAACATAATACATTTTACTTTTCATTGCTTACCTTTTTTATTTCCCCCCTTGAACCTTACAACAAAGGGGGAGATTAATTTACTAATACTCAATATCTGCCTCTTCTAGTAGCCTAACTACTTCCCCCTCTTCTACTCCCAACAAACTAGCATCTATATAATCTAGCATACCATTGATAGCAAAGTCGTTTCCATAAAATCCGAAACAACTATCCAACTGCTCCCCCTCTTCATCTTCTATAATAAAGCCGTATACTTCTCCCTCTAGGTATTGGCTATAAGTAGATACTTCACTTTCTAGTATAGATACTACTTTTTCTTTTGTCTTCTTTGTTAGTATCTTACCCCCAAACTCTTGCAGTATTTTTTTCTTGTCCGCAATTATAAAGCCTACTTGTCCGCTATCCCAACGGCAACTAAATGAACCGGTACTAATACTTACCCCCGAGTGGTCGTATAAATATAGGGGTAAAATTATTGTACCCTTACCCTCTTCTTTGAGTATAGCCTTTTCCATTTCCTCCCAACTATTATAATCATCTACATTATAATTGTGGCTATCCCCTAGATCATAACGTTTGTGAAAACATATCATTGTACCTAGATTATCCCATTCTCTTGGACTATCATAACAACTATCTTGTACTACTCTTAACTTGTTCATATAAATTGATTTTTAGATTAATGTTAAACAAAGGTAGTTTTTTAAATTGAAACTACCAAAACAATTTGCAATTATTTTCTTAAAAAATATTGTTCTTCAAATAAACATTGCTCCCCCTTAAAGTCTACCGCATACGCTAGTGTACAAGTATCCCCTAGGCAATAAGCCATACCCTCTTGGTGCAATAAGAAACAAAGGCTTTGTATTACATTGCCAAAACTTTCTTCAGTCAATTCTGTACTCCCTTGTACTATTAGCGTTCTTTCAATACCCCAACAACCGCCATTATTTTTATCCTTAAGGATAGTTGTAGCTTGGTTATTAAATATTATACCTATATGATATAAGGTACTATCTAGTTGTGTTTTTGTCTCAATGTATCCTACATTCAAACCAATGTTAATAATGAAATTCTGCATAATAATATAAGGTTAAGTAACTGCTTCGTTGCAATTACAAGACAAATGTACGCCAATAGTTTCATATATGCAAGGGTTATTTTAAATAGTTATTAACAATTTTGTGTTGATAAGTTTATTTGTTTTGTATTGATTTTTTTCGTATCTTTACCCAAACGTTCCCCTCCCCAACCACTCACTATAAGGTAGGACGGAGTCTACTCTTCCGGTTCTATTTCAAAACCACGCCCTTTGTCAAATCCTTACCCCTATTTAATTAATTCATCCATACCTTTCCCCTTTTGTTATAACAAAGATACGCCAAAGAATTTACATACGCAAGTGTTTTAGTAATTATTTTGCAAAAAAAAGAGGGCTTCCGCCCCCCCTTATTCTATACAAGTATCATAAAAATCTAAATCCGCTTCTGAATAATGTTTGTCTAGGTATGCATTCAATCTATCTTTGCTTCTAAACCTTTTTATTGTTTCTTTATCCATCCAAGGGTTTTGATATTGATATTCCTTAATCAAAGCAATATAACCGCCACTGAATACTTTACCTTTGCTAGGCACTTGTAGAATGTTATCGGTCAATACATTTTCTTTTAAAATAAATTGTCTTATCATTGTGAGAGTTTTTAGTTGGGCTTCATTGCCAATACAAATATACAAAATAGTTTGGTATAAAAAAAATATTTGCACAAAAAAAGAGGGAAACTTTCGCTCCCCCCTCCCATAAATAAGCTCTCACACTTAATTTAAACTATATGTACTATATAAATTGATATCGTAAACTTGTAGTAAACTTTGTTGTAGGTTATCAAATGTAACCCCTAACAATTCACCTACTGCAACCCCTCCCTTAAAGATAGTTGCCATAAAACCGAACTCTAAAATTTCTATCTCTACCATGGTGATCTATCTTTGTAATGCTCTTAGAGTCATTATTGATATTCCTGTAATGATCAAATATACTATCATGTTTGTGTGTTGTTTAAGGCCACCTGTTACAGTGGCCTGGTTAATACTATTTATACTAGCTCCAGTTCTAAGACGTGGCTGGCGATTCTATCTATCTCTAGTTTCATTGTCTCAAGGACCATGTCTGGATCCAGGTGACTAAATTCACTGTAGAAGGTTTGGTTCACATCCAGGGTCTGGTAGTTATCTCTTACGTACTGTGTGATCAATTGTTTATCTGACTCCAGTTGTGCAGCAGCCTCATCTAGTTCTGTAGTATCTACGAACTCAGAGTAATACAGTTCACCATAGCAGGCATCTAGGAAGCCGTTCTGGATGTCTTCTATCTCATCACGGAATATAAAAGTAAGCACAGCTCCGATACTCTGGATATTATTATCAGCGAAGTCTTCCTTCCAGGCGTAGTAGTTATTAGCTGTGTGGCTATGGAAGCCGTCATAACTGGTAAAGTGATCATGCAGGAACTGGTCAAACTCATCGGCATTAGCTGCAGCATACTGTTTAACACGGGTCTTATTAAATTTAACTGCTAGCTCTATCTGATCAGTGGCAAAGTTATAAGCCGAAGGACTGTAGATGTCTCCAGCAGTGATTTCAATTTCAATACCGTCTGCCTCATGAGCACCGTCTAGATAGTTCTGAGCTATCTTCTGGACCGCAGCAACATAAAGATCATTTCTGAAGTTGTCATGAAAGTATTCACTGTCGTAGTTTATATGACCTTCCTGGTGATCCTGGTTGATCATGTAACTGTCAAAGATGTAATCCGGATCTAATGAACTGCAGTACATGCCTACTGAAATGATCGGGAATAAGTTGGTGTTTAAATTTGCTGTCATGATATAAGGTTTTTAGTGTGGCACCGTTGCCGGTACAAATATATAAATAATTTTTTAATAAACAAAATAAAGCCCCCCATTTTTTTGAGGGGCGTTGAATACTATCTTTTGGTGAAGTACTTCAGGAATAACTTATTAGTCTCCTGCTCATCCAGTGGTCGGATCTTCACACAGGGACACATTAGACGGCAATTGTCATCATGCTCAAATCCTGTGAGAGTGTGTACCAGCTCATGGAATACTACGACCCTGAGGTGTGCTTTCCATCGCTTCAGGCTGCTTAAGCTAATCCATATGATCCTGTCATTCAATCTCGCCATGCCCAGGGCACCGTTACCGGAGTCATCAGTGATCCTTACATCAACACGATCCATCTGGATCCCTTGAGACCTCAACAGGTTCTTAGCTTCGTATACGTGACCCATCACCTGGGTTCTTAATGCATACGTTTCAGGAGACATCTTTAGGTTTTTACCCATCTGGCAATCTAATCTTTTTTTCATAGTGTGAGAGAATTAGGCCCCCCGTAGAGGGCCGGTTATTAATTAAACGTTTCTGGTTTTGATCTTTGTCTGGAGAGTTCCGGATTTGATCGAGAGCATTATTTTACCATTTGGTGTTTGCTCATAAGGTCTGTCGTATTGGTCCCATTGGATGTTTTCAACTGGACAATGTACAATGTAATTTTCTAGGTTTCGCATAGCTTAGTTTAGGTTTGCTGTTAGTAATATTTTTTGTGCTTTGATCAGAGCCTTGCATTTTGTAAGGATGTCTTCTGCTGTCTTATAATCCTCTTCATCATCCTCCTCCAGGTAATCAATCTCCTGCAGTAGGTCATACATCCAATCATGGTAAGTATTAAAAAAAGGTCCTAGCTCAAGTTGCATGTACAACTTGTGGGCTTCAATTTGGATTTCTGTTAGTGTCTTCATGTTAGTATAAAAATCTAGTTAGAAAATAAAGTGCTACAATAATACAAAAAATGATTTGCGGTTTCTGATGCTGTAAAAAGTATTTTAAATATTTCATGATGTTTAGATTAAGCCCCCCTTTCGAGGGGCTGATTAGTATTAGTTTAATGTCTTTTTGAATGTCTTCAGAATAATCCCTAGAGTGTACTCTAGATGTTTTCTGCAGTAATCGTCCCCAAATGTGGAAACCTTGTTAACATTATACCTTTCCTTGCCTTCAATATAAGTCCCGTACTTACCGCCCTCGATGGTGACGAATTGGTTCTTAATAACTATAGGCTTAATGTAAACTGCATAAGGCCAAGTGCCACCTGCATAAGTGTAAGGTACAACTTCTGACTCGTTTATGCTTTCAATCATTGAGTTGATAGTGTCAATTTTTCTTTGAACCCCTATCGGGAATTTTTTTGCGTTCATAATGTGAGAGTTAAATAGCCCCCCTTGCGAGGGGCTTGGTTAATTTATCCTTTGTAATTTGCTCCAATCCAATCGGTCAACGTTTCTTTGTTGCCTTGGTCTAGCTCCATGAACCACCTGAAGAACCCGTTTGTCCCGTTGCCTTGCTGTTGGGCGTAGCTGTTGAACTTACTTCTTAAGTGGTTTGCCATGTTAGGCTCGGCTTTCCAAACCTGCTCAATAAAGTCATAACCGAAGTTGTGAGCGAAATACATAAACTTGTTAACTGCTTCAAAATTTGTCATAATATATAATGTGAGAGTGCCGGTAATCTTAGGCCTACCGGCTTAGCCTTGTAAGATAGTATTCAGTATTTCAATGAACGTGCTGATAATCAGCTAGTTAGGTAAAAAGCTAGTGCCTTTCTCTCTAACCCTTTGCAAATATACAACTATATATTGAATATACAAGCATAAAAGTAAAAAAAGTTTAAATATTTTTTACCCCAGTGTTTTCGGGCCTTCACAAAGGATTATCGTATAAGGCTAAATAAGGCTATTTAAGACACGATAACCCCTCCCTGATATCGTAACATTAAAACTCCGAGATAATGCAACAGGAGCAAAATAGGGGTATTTTTTGGCCACCTGTAAAAAGAATTTAATAAACAAATAAAAATGCACAAAGTTATTAACAATTATATTATATGTATCTAGTCTAAATAAGCTAGGCTGCAACCTAGTCACCTAGATAGGACTACACTCTAGTATAAGCTAAGACTATAACATACTAACATACTATAGACAAATAGTATAAAAATAAGTTGGAAAAGTCAAAACTCTTTTAAGGCTGTTTGCGGCACAAAGTAATTTGTCTGGACACATAGGGGGGGTGGGGTAAAATCCTCCGAATCTTGCCGGGGTTTTCTGTATGGTGGTTAGGGTGTCCCCCACATAAAATTGATTTTTAAAAAATTGCAATTCTAAAATTTATAATCCCTACTAAATTACTAGGATATAAAAGGGTGGGGGGTATAAAAAAACCCCAGATCTCTCCGGGGTGGTTTTTGGTTTGTGGTGCTTATTCTGTTGTTATGGGTTACACCATATTGGGGTCTTCTCTCCAACATAGCTTCTAAGGACATTATAGTTAAAATACTCTATTGCATCTTCCTCTGACATATCCTCTGTTAATATCTCTATACACTTATTGACAGAATAGATCAGTCTCATTGTAGATTCTTCTACACCTATCACAGCTTGATTAAATCCATCGGCTATCAAGAACTCTTCGTCTTCGTACTGTTCTAATATACTAGCTAACATACTTAGAGAAATTATGTGCTGCTTTACGTGCTTCCTTAGGGGTCTTGATAAGTACAGATCCTCTTTTCTTGAAAGGGATTACATCTTTGATAGGTACAATGTATTCTTCTCCTAGATCATTGTGCTCTTTCTGTGATCTTGCTTGGTCTTGTAAGAATCCTGCCCACTCCCACTCTTCATAGTCTAATTCTTGTGGCTCGTACTTGGGGTCAAACAGTTTGTCTCCTATCTTAAATATTTGTCTTGCTCTGTGTGAGTATCCTATATATCCTCCCTCTGTCTGAGAGTAGGCTACACCTGCTAGATTTTTATCAGCTACACAGTTATGGGTGAACATCCACTTAAGGTCGTCTATTCTTCCTAGCAAATCTCCCTCAATATTGTAACAGTATAGTGTTGGGTAATCTGTCTTGCAGAATAAATCTAGGTGGTCTTCGTATTTATCTACTGCATCATACTTTTTAGTAAGTACCGGACTTACATGCCCAAATACGTACTCTGCTTTTCTGATGTACTCTTCTTTATACCCTCTCTTTACCATTCTAGTAGCTAGGGACCAACCCCATACTGTAAAATGATGCTTTAAACAAAAGTCTTTTCCTCTGTTTGTGGTATACCATGGGGATGTACAATGCTCTAACTTTAGGTATTTCTTACCTTTCCAAATATTTATCATTACCCTACGAACTTTTCAATTTGGGATAATAATTTATTAGTGCTTGCAACTTCTCTTTCTACTGCTAACATCTCGTCTGCAATTTTTGACATCTTTTCTGACAAAGTCTTGTGATAAACATCATGCTCTGCTGATAGTTGAGTTAACTCAGAGTGTGCTTTTGTAAAGACACCCAAGATTTGAGATTTTCTTTTGCCTAATGAGACAGATGTTGTTGGAAATAAAAATTTTAACATGGTTATTGGTTTTTTAAGGTTTCTAGTTTGGTTTCATATTCTGACTTAGTGATAAGCCCTGCATGTCTTGCGATTTCTTGGCCATCTTTTACAAAGACTATTGTAGGTACACTACGGATATTGTACTCTTTTGCTAATCCATCAACGTCTGTGTCAATGTCTACTTGTTTTAAGTCTACTCCTTCTAGAGCTTTACCTACTACTCGGCATGGTCCACACCATGTTGCTGAAAATTTGATTGCTTCTACTGCTGCCATTTTAGTTTACTGCTTTTAAAAAATTACCGTTTTGATCATACAGGATAGTCAATCCAAACTTTCTATCCATGTTTTGTACTAATTGCTCTTTGTTTCTAGGTATCTTGTTTTCCATATACCCACCTGGAACTTCTATCTTGTCTATTCTTTCATACTCAAAGACTTCATAAAATAGACCTGGGTCTGCGTTCCCTCCCTCTTGCCTGAAATATTTAAAGAACCAATTAATATCCAAGTTTCCGGAATTCCTCATTCTGATATAACTATCTCTCATACTTTAAAATTAGTAGCGTACTGTGGAATCGAACCACCCCGTGAACCTTATGAGAGTTCCATGCAACCATTACACCTTAACGCAATATTATGGGGGCTGTCCAGGTTCAGTTCTGTCCTTTGACCTCTCAAACAATATTACCCTGCCCCCAAATGTTTCTAGCTTTTCAAATATCCCCAGAGCTATAACTGTGCCGGCCTACGTTCCGGTGGGCTTCCTCGCCTATACGATAACTCCGAAGAGGTTTTTATTTCAATCGTATCAGTAATCCCCATCTTCGATCCATACCGGTGCACCGGCAGAGGGCTTTTTACTATAAGTATATCGAGTATATCTCTTTTAATACTTCTGTTTCTGGATCTATCACTCTACCTAATTGGCTCATAGCTGCTAGTTCAAAAGACACATCTGATTTTTGTTTTACCCAAAACTCTAGATCTACAGTAGAGTCTATAATAGCGTTTGTATCTGGATCTTTTACTACTTTAAGTAGTACTGCTTTTACTTGTCTCATTTGGTTTTGATTTCCGTGATAATAAATTGTGTTTGGTGTTAGTGTTAGGCTTGAACCTAAAGTGTTACAACTATTGCTGCTATAACCACTGATAGAAGTAGTACTTCCTGTTAATGATGATGAATTCATGATATGTTTATTTTTTAGATTTGACCCTACAGCCACCTGTACCTTAACACCGCCTACGCCTTTTGGCCGGATTCAGAACTGCTGGGTATCCCAACAGCGACAGGACTATTAACTTGTGTTGTTTATAGGGGATTTTAGTAAGACATCAAAAGGTTTGTCTCGTGAGTTAATACTAATTTATATTCCTCTGTCTCTTCTACCACCTCAGCAATAACACCATTAAACAGTACTTGACTATTTAATAGGTTATGCAAAGATTCGTGACAGTCATCTGCTTTATCAACAAGGTATACTTTTGGTTTATCTTGTTCTTCACCGAATAACTCGGCTTCCTTTAATACTTCTACTTTTAGTAGAACTCTTTGAAATAGTGGTTTCATATTATAGTCCGGCACTTGTGATTATACAATCTGTTTGTAGTACTAGTGAGGCTACTGAATTAGCATTCTCTAAAGAAACTTCTACTACTTTAGCTGAGTCAATAACTCCTCTTTCTAGTAAATTTTCTACTTTTCTAGTTTTGACGTTGATACCTTTACCGTAAACTCTAAGTCTAGGCTCGTATTTGTCTTTGTCTAACCCAGCATTCAACAAAATTTGCTCAAACGGCTTCTGGATAGCTGCTTTCAACAACTCATATCCATCTTTTTGGCCGCCTTTCAGCTTTTTCTTCATTTTGTACTTGGAAATATACAATAAAGTTGATCCTCCACCGGCAACAAATCCACCTTCTAGTGCAGATCGTACAGCACTAACAGCGTCATCAATCCTATCTTTCTTTTCTTTCACTTCAAGATCGGTAACTCCACCAACTGTTACAATAGCTACGGCATTTCGCAAGTTTGACAACCTTTTTACCAGTTTAGCTTTGTCTACAACGTCTTCTGTGTTCTCAACTTGAGTTTTTAACACTTCAATTCTGTCTAAAAGTTCTTGGCTTCCGGTATCTGTAATGATAACTGTTCTACTTTTGTCTGAGATTGTTTTTGCAGCATGTCCTAATACTACTTTTGTAGAGAACTTAGGTGTGAAAACTTCTCCTCCAGTAAATATTGCTAGGTCCTCTAAGATACTAGTTCTATTGGTTCCAAAATCTGGGTTCATAGTAACGGTAACTCTAAATGTACCTTGCATTTTACTTTTGACAAGCATTGTCATAACACCTTCGTCTAAATCTTCAGCAAAAATGTGCAATCCTTTACCTTCTGTTTGGGCCTTTCTTACGTGTTCTGCAATATCGTTTACTGCATTGATCTTACCATCGTAGATCAAGATATAAGTGTCATTAAGTTCGGCTGTTCCGGTACTTGTGTCCGATACAAAGTGTGGCAAAGCCCAACCTCTATCTAGTGACATACCTTCGATGTAATTAACTGTAGTGTCTTTTGCTACACCTTCTTGTACATCAACCGTTCCTTCTACGCCAATCTTCTTGTATACGTCAGCTATAATTTCTCCTACTACGGCATCATTATTTGCAGAGATAGTAGCTATTTGCTTTACCTCTTTCTCGCCAACCTCTTTCTTCAAGCCTTTCAGGGCAAGCTTTACATCTTCGATTGCAATAGCCATACCTTCTCTTAACTCTACGTGTGATACTCCGGATTCTAGTTTCTCTAAACCTCTGTTTATCAACTCTTGTGTGATAACCGTGGCTGTAGTTGTACCGTCCCCCACTAAATCAACCGTTCTCCTTGCGGCTTCCTTGATCAATTTGGCACCAATCTCTTCGTAAGCATCTTCTAGTAAGATACTCTCGGCTACTGTTACCCCATCTTTAGTAATGTGAGGTTTGAATCCCATTTTATTCTCAATAATAACTGTCTTACCTTCTGCCCCCATCGTTGTCTTGACTGCATCTGATACTACGTTAATACCCCTGATAAGAGATTCTTTTGCCTCTTTTCCTATTTTTAACATCTTGTTTACTTTTTATTTTTTGTAGAAACGCTCTGCTTCTTCTAGTAATCTTTGGTTTTCTTCCCAGATTTTTGTAAATCTAGCTTTGTCTTTTTCCCAATTTCCTGTAAGTTTAGGAAATAGCATTTTTAAATCCCCTGACTCTTTAAAAGAATTATACTGCTTCTGTATTTGACTCTCCTCGCTCATATATTTTTTCATTTAAGTTATACAAAAGCGAATTGAAATCTGCAGCCTCTAACATATATAGGGGTTTTTCTATGCGGTATATAATTTTATCTTTTCCGCCAAGATTGTTTTTAATCTTTGCAACAAAAGCATCATATTCTTCCAAAATGCCAGTATCCTTATTTACTGATTTCTCTTTTGAAAAAGAGAGGTACGTGCATACCTCTCCTAATTCTTTTTTAACTATAGATAAGCTCTTCTTTAGGTAAGAAGAAAGTTCCTCTTCGTTATTCATAGCTGTTATTTTTTTGAAGCAGCTTCTAACTCCTCTTTAGTTTTAGCAATACCAGCCTCTACGCTTCTTGTATGAATAGCCATGATAAGCTCTTGACCTTCAACCATATCTGGTGTAAGTTTGGTAGAATACTGAAATCTAACATTACGAGGGTTAAATGTAGCCTCTCTGTCTGTAACAGTTACTACTTTACCTGAAGTTAAGTCTTCATCAGAAGGTGATTCTACTATTGAAGAGTCTTCTGTATTTATAAATCTTAATACTTCTGGCATATAGCTCTCAGATGTAGCGTTAATACCGTGTTCAACAGCCGCTTTCAACATCATGAACTCTCTAGCAGAAATTGTAATCTGCTCATCTCCAAAGTAACCGTAGTTCATTGGGTTTTTTTCTTCTACTACCATAATATTACTCTGCTTTTTGGTCTTCTAATTCTACTTCTGTATACTCACCAGTCTCAATGCTGATGTTTACTTTACCGTATGCTGTTTCCAACTCTTTTTGGAATTCTACAAAAGCTTCGTTTTTAGCTTTTACTTGAGATAAAATACTTTCCTTATCTGCCTCGTATCTAAGAGTAACTTCTCCTAGAATTGTTTTTGCATTTGTAAAGAATCCTGTAAATTCTTTTAATGATACTAAATGCTCTTCTGAAATCTTTTTTTGATCTGACATGTTATAAAATTTGTTGTTTATTATTAATATTAAAAAGGTAAATCATCATCTTCATCATCTGCAATACTTGGCATATCTGTCGGACTAGCGAAAGCCTCTTGTGGCGTAGCTACTGGAACATTCTCTTGTTCCGGAGCTTCGTCATTGGATTGGTCCGTGTTCTCCTTTTTCCAAGTTAGTCTCTTTTCTTCTTTTTCTAACAGCTCTAACAAGTATGCATCTTTTAATTCAAGAGATGCTGCAGAAGGTTTCTTTTTACCTAATTTCTCAACCCACACAATTGGTGGTACATCTCCAGGAACTAACTCTCCATTTTTGTAATAACTGTTTGTGATAGTAGACTTCAACTTTTCACCGCTAACTTTTAAACTGAATCCAATTTTTGAATATGGACTATCTTCTGGTTTAAAGTTATACCCTTGAACAGTTAGATTTTGACCTTTCTCTAAAAGAGGTAATAATTTGATCAAGCTTTCTGCATACGTGTTGTCTACTTGTCCTTTTTGGTCATAGATAGATACTGGTAAGTAGTAAACTTCGTCTCCGTCTTTTAAACTGATAGAAATCTGCTGTCCGTATTTACCGTCATAGATAGACACAGAGTCTAACACACCGGTAACACCTTCATTGTAATACTTTCTGTAACTTTCGTTACCTTTTGTGGACATGTGTTTGTCATATCCATCTTTAGGTTCTTTTGAATAGTCAAAAAACTTTCCTGAACCAAACTCTAACTGCAAATAATTTTTACTTAACGCCATACTTTACTTTTTTTATCTTAACTTATTAATTCTTAATTCAATCTCTTCTACTGATTCTTTTACTGATGCACTATAATCCATATCTACATAGATTGTTGAACCTCCTTTTTCATCGGCCACAAAAAACACTAGGTTTTCTACTTTAAATCGTGCCGGGCTTTCTACTACATCAAAGTCTTCATCCTTGATATCAAAAACCTGAGTTTCTTCTTCCTGATCAAACTCTTCGGGTGGCTCTATTCCAAGATCTCTATAGAATTCGGCATCTCTACCGTAATCGTCCTTAGACTTGTTTGTATTAACTCCTCCTAAAAAGGTTTTCTTAATGTTATCATTTACTTCTTTCTTAAGCTTGTAGGTGATAACGGTCAATGCTACAAATTCACTCATTCTTTTTCTTTTTGTGTTATGAAAACATCATTGTCAACAACCTTTACAGTTGTCTCTTTATCCCAATCGACATTTTCCTTTTCTACTTCTTTTCCGTTAAGAAAATAAGTGAATTCTACTTCTTTACTCATAGTATTTCTTAATTTCTATGCAAAGGTACAAAAAATATTTTAAACTACCAAATTTTTTATAAAAATAATTTATTTTTTATTGTGTTCGTAGTTTAATATCTTTGAAATTAACTCTGATCTGTGGTTAGACTTCAGCTTGTGCCAACTTATTTCTGCAATAGCTTTTGACAAGTCTATAGCATAATGTAAACCGGTATAACTCTCTTTTATATCACTCTGCTCATTATCTCCATTGATAATAATTTTACCCCCCTTACCTAGCCTGGTTAAAATAGCTAGCATTTCGTGCTTTGTTAAGTTCTGAGCTTCCTCTACAACAAGCACTTGGCCTTGGTCAATGGTCTTACCTCTAATATACTGAACAGGTAACCCTTGTATTTGACCATCCTTTATATGCTTATCTACTTTATCCTTATCGTAGCACTTATAAAGGTTATCTCTAAAGGCTTCTATATATGGATCAAACTTTGAGTCTAATTCTCCAGGTAAAAACCCAAGAGACTTACCTACCTCAACAGCAGCTCTCGTTACAAAAACTTGGTTAACTTCTTTTTTGAATATTAAGTCTAATACAGACTGGGCTGTAACTAAAGATTTACCTGATCCGGCATAACCTGTTATAACTATAAGCTCACTATTGTAAATAGACTCCTTTACTCTTTTTTGATCCTCGTCAAGAGTTATCTTGTATTTAATATCATTCTTCAAAGCCCTTGTTGGCTTTACTGCAACTTTCTTTTCCCTTGCTGTTTGCATAGTGTTATATTATTTTTTTACCAAACCTTCTAATCGAAACCCCGTCATTTAAAAACCTACAGTCTTCTAAGGCCCCGGAGCAAATAATCTCTTTTGCTTCTTGATATGTTAAGTCATAGTCGTTAGTACAAAAAGTTAGAATCTCTCTTGAGATATCGAACTGAGAACTATTCGCTTTTATGAACTTATTACTAGAAACATACTTTTTCCAATCGGATTCCTTTATAACGTACTCGTAAGATTTTTTTCTTTTGTCGTTTAAGGCAGCTGTTTCTTTTTTACCAAACACTCTTTTCCTTTTTGTGTACACATTCTTTTTTCCAATGTACTCAAACTCTACAGTCCGTGTTCCTTTTTTATATAACGTTAGCTTATAAACAAAGCCCCATACTTTGGGGCAATGTTTTTGCATATCTGGCAGACTGTTGATGTCGTGACCATTATGTATCCAATTAAATACTGACATACCTAGATATTAAAGTGTTCTCTAATCTTAGCTTCTATCTCCTCAGAAAGTTCTGGATTATCCTTTAGCAATTGCTTAACGTTTCCTCCACCTTGTCCTAACTTAGTTTCTCCGTAGTTAAACCAAGATCCTTTCTTCTCAATTATTCCAAGATTTTCTCCAATAGCTAGAATCTCACTAGATCTATCAATACCTTCTCCAAAAACTATATCAAAAGTGGTTAATTGGAAAGGTGGTGCTAACTTATTCTTAATAGTCTTTACCTTAACGTGGCTATTGATAACATTTCCGGCATCATCTTTATCTCCAGCACTCTTTCTAATATCAATCCTAGTTGATGCGTAAAACTTAAGTGCCTCTCCTCCTGGAACTGTCTCTGGGCTACCAAACATAACTCCAATCTTCATTCTTATCTGATTTGTCCACAAAAGTACAGTGTTTGTTTTATTAACAACTCCTGTAAGCTTTCTACAAGCTTGTGACATCAATCGAGCATGTAATCCCATTTTAGAATCCCCCATTTCGCCCTCAATCTCTGCTTTTGGTGTAAGTGCCGCAACTGAATCAATAACACAAACTGAAATTTTACCTGATGCTATCAAAGCTTCTGCAATTTCTAACGCTTGTTCTCCACTATCCGGCTGTGATATGATTACTTGTGACATATCTAATCCAAGGTGTTCAGCGTAGTTTCTATCAAATGCATGCTCTGCATCTATAAAGGCAACTCTTTTATTAGGGTCATCTTTCTGTGCTTGTATCATTGTATGGATACAAAGGGTTGTTTTTCCAGAACTTTCTGGCCCAAATATCTCAACCATTCTACCTCTTCCCCAACCACCACCGGTGATTATGTCAACTCCTAGGGATCCAGTGCTTTGTCGCTCTGTTTGAATAACAGTGTCTCCAACAATAACAGCACCTTTTCCAAATCTTTTATCCATGCTAGATAATACATCTAATAACGGATCTTTTTCTTCTGCCATACTTTACTTTTTAAATTGTTTACAAAGGTACAAAAAATATTTATTATATGCAAATATTTATGATAAATTTAACAACTTTGCTATATCATTTTTTAACCATTTTTGATTAGGGTAGAATGTGAACTTTTCGTACATCCAAACTAGGTAACCTTTATCCTTTTTTAGGACATCTGATAAAGCCAGATCTTTGTATTTTCCAAAAGGCATAATGTTAACTCCTGGATTACTCACTGCTACAGCTATATTTTTATTATGCTTGTTTAAAAGATTAGTTTTTGTTGGTCTATGCTTTGCTTCTATAGGATAATTACTTATTAAGTCTTCTCCTCTAAATAAACCCCATCCATAACCTTCTAAATAGTCAATTGTAAAATCCTCTACTTTACCAAACCTTTTGTAGTTCTCACTTAGATCTATAACAACAGTTTTATTTTTGTTATCGTGTATACGTACACCACGACCTACCATTTGGTAGTATAATGCAAAAGACATCGTAGATCTTGCTAGGATAATAGTCTCTAATTCTGGGTAATCAAAACCCGTTGTCAAAATACCAACGTTTATTACAACTGATATACTCCTATCCTTAAATCCTGATATAATTTCGTCTCTTTCTTTTTTTGGTGTCAAAGAACTTACAGATCTAGAGCCTTTTATTTTAGTAGACAAATCATCTGCTTCTGAGATACTAGGTACAAAGATAAGTATTGACCTAGAGCCTTCACTAAGGCAGTACTCAACATTATCTATAATTTGAGATTGTACATCATTATTCTGATAGAAGCTTTGCATACTATCTTCTGTGTAGTCTGATCCGGAAGAGTTTATTTTTAAAAAAGTGTCGTCTTGCTCCACAATTCTATACTCTAAAGGTGTCCAATAGCTGTTTTTTAGCATGCTGTTTATTTGACTAACATAGCAAATGTTTGTAAAAAGTTTATGTTGAATCTTGGTTAGCATTTTTAACTCTGCTCCATTCATAGAACTAGCTAGTATAAAAGGGGTGGCCGTAAGTCCTATTACGTTCTTAATGCCTAGGTTATTCAAAAACACACGTAATTGAGACCCTCCTTTAACTCCTATATGAGCTTCGTCTATAATTATTTTGGTAACTTTTAGTCTTTTTAGCTCGTTAACTGCTTTTTTTATAGAACCTATTGTCGCAAATGTTACGTGTCCTATTTCTTTTTGACCTGCAGATGCCGAGTAAATAGAGGCTTGGCCGCCAACATTAATAAACTTTTGGTGGTTCTGTTCAAGCAACTCTTTTGAGGGCTGTAGCACAACAATAGGCTCACCTAGTTGCTTTACTATCTCAGCAATAACAATAGATTTACCTGCACCTGTAGGTAATACTAATAACTCACGTCTTGGTTTTTCACTATTAAGTACCTCTAATCCCTTTACTACAGAAATACTTTGGTAATCTCTTAACTTATACATACTTATATTTTTTGCAAAGTTACAAATAATATATGAGACTACAAAATAATATGCTAATTATTTTTACGGTTTTTAGTTATTACTGTAATTTTTTTACAGTAATTTTTAAAGTCTGTACTAATTTCAACTGTAAAACCCACGCTATGGATATTCTTAAGTGTTAAAACACCCCCTTACCCCCTCTTAAAAATTTATAAGAGAAGATAAAGAGTCCAGCAGCGGAAAAACACCGAATCCAAAGACCTGCTGTAAGTTTTTTTGATTTACCACTGGAATCCTTATTGATTATTCGATGAAGTATTTTATTTATTCATCTACATACGTGGTATTGGCTAGAACCTTAACTAGCCATCCTCTGGCGGTCTCCATTACAAACAGTAATGTCCTCTTCCATTGAGCATTGGTATTTCTACCTCAGCGTGAATCTTTTCAGATAGCCACACGCCATTATAATTATTTTTTGCAAAGTTACAACTAATATTTCAATAAAAAAAATAAAATGTCAAAAACTTTTTGCAAAGGTAAAAATAATAATTCTATTTTCCAAATTTGTTAATTATTTTTTTAACTTATTTGTTTTTTACAAAACTTTTTTGTAAATTTGCAGCTAAAACCAAAATACACAAATTATGTCAGTAAAAGATTTTACATACTCGGAATTTCAAGAGTTAACTTATGAAGAGTTCTACGATTTATTATGGGAGGATGTCTCAGAAAAAGTTGTATCAACAACATATCTTGACGAAAATGAAGATTTTATCAGTAACCTAACATTTGATTTTTACAGATTGTACCAAATGAACCCGGTATTAACTATAAGAATATTGTCTAGACTAACAGAATCATTTATGTTTAACGTATTCAGATTGCAGCCTATGACAAAGAACATAAAAGAGATTGTTGATAATTATCGTTAAATAATTGTTAAAAAATTTGGATATCTCAAATAATGGTTGTACCTTTGCATAAAAATATAAGCCAGTGAGTTTTCCAACATTAAAAACAAAGTACAAAAACGAGATAGATCTTATTGATAAGATACTTCGTGTTTATTCTATATCACAAGAGGTTCCACTAAGAAATTTTGAAAGACTTATCTTAGTCTACTACATTAGGAGTGGTTATAGCAAGGATACAAAAGAGTACATTAAAGAGGATACAGGTAAGAAAGATGGTGACATAAGAGTCGCAGATGTACACTTGAGAGAGAAAGGTTATCTGATGTCTAGCGAGAAAAACTTAAGAATGAGTAAGTTATCACCGGACATGGAGAGTATAAGAGAGAGTTTTATCAAGAATAAAAAACAAATATATGTACTCGCCTTCCAGAAACCCTGATAAACCAATCTGTTTTACAGATGACATTCTAGAAGAGTTATCATCTAGGACAGGTAAGGATGTAAAATTATTAAGGGACATACTCAAGCATAACATATCTTATCTAAAAAAGTCTATCCTATCAAATGAGGAGCTAGTACTTATAAATTTTCCAAATCTTGGAAAGATGAGATTTAACTATTACTTAGGGGGTTGTGCCTTAGCCAGTAAGGAGGGGCAGACAAAGAAGTATAAGTATTTGTCAGACAAGCTTAAGTATCTGAGAGAGATCCTTAAAAAACCTGAGGGTAACGATATAAAGAATTTTAATAAGCCGCTATTATTTATATCAATAAGAAAAAAAGAAGAGAATGTTGAAAAAAACATAATGCCTTCCTTTTATAAATATTGGAAAATTTTAGAAACAATACATAATGAAGACCATGAGAAGTATATTTAAAATACCATACTTAGCTATAAAAAGTAGGTTAGAGCACTCTTCAGAGTTAACTGACTTGCAAATAAAAAGACTTGAGGTTTGCAGGAAGTGCCCATTTAATTCTGATAATGATAAAAATCACTCAATAAAAACATTATTGATGTACAGAGTTAATAAGATACTTAATTTTATTATGCGAGTTAAGGTAACAGATGATGCAATATGTACAGTTTGTACATGCAATTTGATTTTTAAAAGTTCTCAAGAAGACCCTGAGAATATGTGCCCAAAAGATAAATGGAATAATTTATAATAGAACAAAATGGAAATAAAAGGAACAAACCAATTAAAAGAGGTAGTAAAAAACCAAGAGTATTTAATAGACTATGGTACTATAGAGCAAGGAAGTGATACAAATGTTACAATTGACATCTTAGGTGTAGAGCACTTATCAGTATCAAAGTCATGCGGATGTACACAACCAATAGTTGAGATAAGACCTGGATCAATACAGTTAAGGATATCATATGATAATAACAAACTAGGTACAATAAACCAAAGAGTTACAGAAAGATGCACTGATAGTACAGGCGAACAGAAAACAATAATTTTTAACCTTAAAGGTAACATAACACAAAAATAATGAATTTTAAAAATAACGCAGTAAGAGAATTACAAGAGTTTGCAAAAGAATTTCCAGAGTACACTTTAGGAGAGTTATTGTACAGTGCAATAAGACTGACTTCTGCAAAAAAGATATCTGATATTATGCTCTTAACAGATGAGGACATATTTTCAGCAATAGAAAAAACAAGACAAGAAGAAAAAGAAATACAATAACATGGAAGCAATAAAAAGTAAAGTAATCTCTTTGTATTCAGAATATAAGGAGTTTGAAAGCGTGGTTAAAAAGAAAAACGAGGAGCTTACAAATAACAAAGCAAATCTAAAAGAAGTTATCCAAGGTAAAAAAGTAGAAGAACTGCAAGATGTATTAGTACATGTTTACGTAGATACTATACTATATAACAAGGACTTACAAATATTATTTTTAAAACTTGTAAATGCAGTAGAACTTTATAATGAGTTTTCAAACGATGCTTTACCAGAAGAGGTGTTAAAGTTTTACTTAGATATGAAAACCTGGGCACCAAAAAGAGTGTTTGTAGTTGAAAAAGGAGCTTTAGTAGAAACCGAAAGCGGATTACTAGAGGAGGAACGAACTAAGTTTTTAGAAAGTGATTTCTTCAAAGATTTACTTGCTAAAACAAAAGAAGCGTAATGTCTGAATACATTGATAATTTTATAAAAAACCATAAAGAATACTTTAGGAGAAATAGGAAAGTTATCGAATCAAATACTTGGAATGATACATCTAAGTATGAAGAAAGAATGACAGAGTTTTCTCAGGAAATATTAAGTCTACAATCTCAAGATAGTGATACGTCAGGAACTGACAAGAAGCTAAAAGATGTTGAAAAAAGAGTTAAAGATTTATCTGAGCATACTAAAAAAACTAAAGAGTCTTTATTTAAACAGGAAAATGAGCTTACCACGTCAATACTTGGTAGGCTTTCTGTGTTTATATCAGAGGCAGATAGTGATAGAGGCTTAAAAAAGACACAAGACTTTATAGACGAGACTGTAGAGATAATAAATCTCCATCTAGATAAATGTGATGATTACTTGAAGTACAACATGGATGTACTTACACAAGAGGTTGAAACAGAGATGGAAATAGATTATAAAACAAATGAGATAGTTTTTCAGGATACAGTATTTAATGAAAAAATAAAAATACAAGAGAAACTAGCAAAGTTAAATATAAAAAATGAAGTAGACAACACGGTAATAAAATTCTTCAAGGATGAGAAGGCATCTCTATTAATGAGAGAGCCTCTTATGTTACTAAGAGAAGATGCGAAAGAGGCAATAGAAAGAGTACCAGTAGATTGGCATATAAGAACATCAAAAGAGATGTTTATTAATATGAACCCTAAGGATGTACCAAAGTGGAATGCTAAAAAGCACTTTTTTGATCAGGACCCAGTTGTTTTACAATTCTGGTCAGAGGAGATAAATAAGATAACTTATGGTGTGACTATAGGAGGATACTTTATGCATCCTTGGTTATACTTTCACTTAAATTTCTTTAGAACACCTATACCTCAACCAAATGGATCAGAGCCAAACATACAGCCTGATCTTAGGGATAATGAGTGGTTCTTTGCAGAGAATTTAAAAGCAGCAATTAATCCGGAAAATGAAAATTACTATTCTAAAGCATTGCTTATGTATGGTACTAGACGTTTTGGGAAGTCTGTAATCTTAGCATCCCTAGCACATTGGAGAACAATTACTAAGTTTAACTCATACGGTTCAATTATTGGGGGTAGCTCTTCGGATATTAATGCACTAACAAGCAAGATTAAAACTTCAATGACTTATATTGATAAGCCATTAAGTATTGACATCCTTAAACAAGAGTGGGACAACGGTGAAACAACCTTTGGTATTAAAGAGGATGCCTCAAACCCTATTGTTTTTTCTACACTAATTGTACAAAACTTAGAGTCTGGTGCCAAATCAAAAACACAAAAGACGGCAGGTCTAGCACCATCAGTATCTATTTATGATGAGATAGGTAAGTACGCCTTCTTAAAACCTTACCTAGCAGCACTACCATCATTTAAGACACCTTACGGATTTAAGTGTGTGACAGTATTGGCAGGAACTGGTGGAGAGGCTGATTTATCAAAAGATGCTGTGGATGTATTATCAAACCCTGAAGCATATGATTTACTACCTATGGATTGGGACCTATTAGAAAATAAAATAGACCCAGAGTACATAAGTTGGAAAAGAAGAAAGTTTGCAACATTTTTCCCAGGACAGATGGCATACGAAGACGGCTTTATAAAAAAGGAGCAAGCATTTTCAAGATTCTTAGGAGTAGATGATTCAGACGAGCTTGATAAAATAATGATACATACAACAAACTGGGAGAACAACACAAAGATGCTAAAAAAATCTTTAGAGGATTCTAAGTCAGTTGGTGGATCAAAAGGACAGCTATTAGAGCAACAAAGAAGAGTTCAGTACCCTTTGGATCCAGAAGATTGTTTTATGTCATCTGAAGAAAACCCATTCCCTGCATTAGAAGCAAAAAGACACAAAGACTATTTGCTAGAATCAGGGGAGTGTGGTAAAAAGGTTACCCTTATGCAAGATGGTGCAGGTAGGATTTTCTATGAAATGAATAATAAAGATCTAGCAGAATACCCACATAGTGGAGGTTTTGTAGATGCACCAGTTGTTCTATATGAAGAGTTACCTACAACTAAACCAGTAGCCTACTTGTATGTGGGGGGATTTGATGATTATAAGCAAGAAGAATCAGGGACAGACTCTGTAGGATCTTTCCATATCTACAAGGTAAACATAGGCATGGATAAGTGGTGTGGTAGAATAGTGGCATCAGTAGCTTCTAGACCGGATCCACATAATAAACTTTACAGACAGATATTCTTATTGATGCAAGCGTATAATGCAAGAACATTTATGGAGAATGCCGATATGGGATTTAAGGAATACCTTGATAGAAAAAGAGCAACAGATCTTTGGTTAGTAGAATCTATGGACTTTAAATCAGACATGACACAGGGCTCAAATGGAAGAAGAAGATATGGATGGAACCCAAGCCCAGAAAATAAAAAGTTTCTGTTAGGGCTAGTAAAAAACTATCTCAGACAAGAGTTTGTTATACAAGATGAAGAGGGCCAAGAGAAAACTATACTAGGAGTACAAATGGTGAATGATATAGGGCTTCTTGATGAGATTATATCTTATAAAAAGGATAATAACGTGGATAGGATAACATCCTTTATGTCATGCCTTGGATATGAGTTCTACTTATTTAATAACTACATGTTACCAACGATAAGTAATAAAAAACAGAACAGAGAAGAAACTAATGTAAGAAAACCAGAAAGAAGCCTTGCGGAAAGGTTATATGGATCTTCAAGTAGGACAAAAAAGTTTTACTAATATTTAACTAATTTTGTGTTCTCAAAAATTTTAACTAATTTTGCCATTTAAAAATATATAATGGATAGTCATAACTTACACTCTTTTTATAATGGGGTTGGAACATCAGTTTCCTCAACTCACTCAATTCCAACGCAAACAATTTCTGACGCAAAGAAAGAAAAGCTTGCATGGAAGAAAAAAAATATGGATGCCCTTGAATCAATAGGGGTATCTCAATTAGGCGAGAATGTTAAATTTAGAGATCTTTATAAGATGCTCGAAGGGAGACTTGCGTACTCAGACTACGAGACTGATAACCAAGTATTAAATAGAGTAAGAGATCTAGGAGACAGTGTAGGAATACCTACATTTGTTAAGCACTACGACTTCATAGGTATTATAACAAGACAGTTAGTAGGAGAGTGGCTAGAGCAAAAAGACGACTTCAAAGTAGATACAATAGATGACATATCTCAAAATGAGTACCTTAGAGAAAGAACAGGTAGAGTAAGAGAGTATGCATTAGAGACATTTAAGAAAGAGCTAGAAATAGAGCTTGCTAAAATGGGCATAGACCCTAATAAACAAAATTTCAGTAGCGAAGAAGAGCAGCAGCAGTATATGCAGATGCTTGAGGCAGAAAAAGCCAAGATAATCACCCCTGCTCAGATTGAGAAGGAAATGAAAGATTGGAAAACAAAAGCAGCTGAGTGGGCAGAGCATGTTATTGAAAAGGATCAAGAAAGATTCTACATGGACAAGCTTGATAAGCAAGAGATGGAAGATTTCCTAGTAACAGGTAGATTTTTCAGAAACTATTACATAGGCTATGATTTCTATAAACCAGAGAGATGGTCACCGTTAGAAACATTTTTCTCACAAGACGTAACTGCAGAAAACCCACAAGACTGTGAGTATGTAGGTAGAGTTTTTTATATATCACCTTCTGATATTATCAAAAGGTATTCTCACTTATTAACACCAAGTGAAATAAAAAGGCTTAACACAAACTATGCAGAAACAGATGGAGGAAATGCAGATTCACAAGTAAGTTCTTGGAAAAATGCAATGAACAATGGTATGTTTGGTCAAGTCCAAACAATACCATTCCACAACTATTACAACTACGACATGGGGTTACAAATACAAGATGCATTGGATATACCAATGGGTGAAGTACTTGTAGATACACCAGACGGACAACAAAGAATACCAAACTGGCTTAGCCCATTCCAAAATAACAACACAAACCTAGGCTTTAATTACAGTAGAATCCAAAGAGATGATATAAATGTAAGAAAAGATTTATTACAGGTTACAGAAGCATATTGGAGAAGCTGGAAAAGAATGTGGTTCATAAACTACACTACAGAGAGTGGTTATGAGGATACAACTATTGTAACAGACGATATCTTACAAGATTTTGTTACAGACAACAACATTAAAAAAATAACAACAAAGGCTCTAAAAGATATACAAAGAGATCTAGAGCCTAACTGTATGTATGAATTTTGGGTACCAGAAATTTGGCAAGGTACTAAAATCAATGCCGGTAATTCGTATTTAACAGAGAATTTATACTTAGGAGTAGAACCACTACCTTATCAAATAAGAGGTGAGTCAAACATCTTTGATGTAAAAATACCTGTTGGTGGAGTTATAGCATCTTCTGTAGCACAAAAACTTAGACCTTACCAAATAGGGTATAACATATGTCTTAACCAAATCTTTAACTTGTTAGAGAAAGAGATAGGTATGTTCTTCTTATTTGATATTAACTTCTTACCATCTGAATATAAAGATCATGGTACAATAGAGGAGTCATTAGGTAAATTAAGAGACTTAGCTAAGGATGTTGGACTTGTACCATTAGATACAACAAAACAAAACATGGCAGGGGCAAATGGGCAAATGAATACATTTATGACCCAGGATATATCCTTTGACAAACAGATCAATAGTAGAATACAGCTTTCAGAGTACTACCAAAGAAAAGCCCTAGAGCAAATAGGTATTACACCGCAAAGACTTGGACAACCAAGTGTATACGAAACAGCAACCGGTGTAAAACAAGGAACTGAGGCTTCATACATGCAGACAGCAGACATATTTAATACGATGTCAGTTGCAAGGAGAAAAGCAATGGAACTGCACTTATCAATAGCACAGTATTGCCAAAAAGAATATTTGGATGTAGACTTTGTATTCTCAAATTCTGATGGTGATAAAATATTTATGCACTTATCGGACCCAGATTTCCCACTAAGAAGAATTGGAGTATTCCCAGTAAATGATCCTAAGAAACGTAGAGAGTTAGAGACAATGAAACAAGCATTGTTAAACATGAATACTCTAGGAAGTGATTTACTTGACTATGCACAGTTATTCTCAGCAGATACAATAGTTGAGCTTGTTGACATAGGTAAGAGAGGAAGAGTTGAGAAGCAAAAAGAAGTTGAAGCACAAAGAGCTCACGAACAAGAACTTGCTGACAAACAAATACAAGGAGCTTCTGCAGAGAAGAATGCAGACAGAGCTTGGCAGGCTGATCAAAATCAAAGAGATAGAGAAGCTAGAATCTTACAAGAAGAAATACAAGCACAAGGTAGAGCAGCAGATAAACAAGCAGATGCACAATCATTCAAGAATATTAGTGCACAAGCAGATATGGCATTGAAGGAGCTTAAGACTAGTAGCGATATAGAAAGCGGAAACAAAAAGCTTCAACTACAAGAACAACAAGTATCTGATAAGGCAGCAGCAATGAGCAAGGACTTAGAGATAAAACTTAAGCAAATTGAACAAAAGGATAGAGCTATAATGAACGATAGATATATAGCAGAGATAAACAAAAATTAAAGATTGTTTAACTAATTAAATATAATTTAACAACAGAATAATACCAAAAGCAAATTTTAACTAATTTTGCAGTTACAAAAAAAACCACTAATTTTGCACAAGAAATGAAAACAGAACAAAACCAACAAGAGCTGTCATTTGAACAATTATTAGAATTCAACGACTTTTCATTAGAAGATGGAGGGACACCACCAAAAGAAGAAATTGATATTGACTTATCAGATGAAACGGATGAAGGTGCAATTGATGATCTAGATTTAGATGATACAGCAAAAGGCGAAGAAGACGATAAATCTGAAGAGCCTGCCAAGGAAGTTAAGGAAACTAAAGAGCCTAAAAAAGAGGAAGTAGTCTTTAATAATAATGATGCAGTATATTACGACATCATTAAAGACAGACTAGACTCTGGAGAATGGGAAGACTTATTAATTGAGACAGAAGACGGAGAAGAGAAATTACTTTCTCAACTAGATACAATTGATAAAGAAACTTTTAAAAGTATTGAAAAAGCTTTAAAAGAACAAAAAGAAGAAGAGTTTAAAACTAAGTATGTAGAAGTAGATGGATTAGACGAAGTAAAAAAACGACTAATAAACATCGTAAAATCTGGAGACTTAGATTTAGCAAAAGCTTTGTTTGAAAACCCAGACTCTCTTAAGGAACCTTTCCAAGGGTATGATGGTGATAATGACACACACAATACAGATGTATTAGCTTGGTACTACACTCAGGTAATGGGCCATAGTAACTCTGAAGCAAAAGCTTTAGTAGACGCATCTAAAAAAGACTTAACTCTAGACGTAAAAGCACAGAAGATAGTTGACTACCAAAGACAACAATTCTATAAAGGCTTAGAGAATAAAGAAAAAGAACTTATAGAGAGTCAAAAACAAGAAGAAGAAAGAATCAAGCAGTATAGAAAAGGATTAGCCTCTGAGTTCAAAGAAGAGGGTTTATCTGATACTTTAACTAGAAAGTTTGTAGATGTAGCAACAAAGAAAGACGAGAACGGAGCTTTTGAAATTGATAATATCTATGAAGAGTGGATGAACGATCCTAAGAAAGCTAGAGAGCTTATACAGTTTATGCTTGATAAAGAAACTTATATTAAAAAGGTAACTTCTGAAACTAAGAAAAATGTACAACTAGATAACTTGAAGAAAGTTAAAATTGTACAAGACACTACAAAAGTTTCTAGAGTTAAGAAAGAGGAGAGCCCAATTATCTCACCTCTTGAATCATTGAATTTCGATTAAAAATAAACAATAAATTAAATTAAATTAAAAAATGGTAACACAACAAAACATTCCTTTCGTTGTAAATGGAGACCAAGTAATAATGTTCACAGATAAGAAAACAGTTTCTTCAATCGGTGGTGCACAAGACTTACCTTCACTTTACTCATGGTACAAAGAAGACCCAAATAAACATCACTTAGGTTTGATGAACTTATGGGGAAAACAAGCAGTAAGAAGCTACGGTATTCTTAGAGAATTATTACAAAACAAAGCTATCCTTGAAGTTAATGGATGGGACGGTGGATTTACTTACGATATTGCTGTAGAAGAGTACAAAGGATGCTACACAACTCGTGATACTTCTAGCCAAGCTTATCCAGGTGTTGATGGTAGTACTTTCAAAATTGTATTAAACAGAGCATTCACAACAGGAGACGTATTATCTAACGATAAATACTACGGACAACAAATCATCGTTTCAGGTGAAGAGCCAGTAGTTTCTGTAGGTGAAGGTTTTGAACACACAGTTAAATTAGCAGATAACGATAAGAGCACTTGGTTCTTAGCATCTAACTTGGCAAAAGGTATTCAATACTTTAAAGTTGGTCACGCTATCTTAGGAGAAAGAGGTACTAACTTCTCTCACTTTGATTTACCAGATACAGTAGGAACAATGAGATGTGAATTCCGTTTAGGATCTGCATCAGGAGTTGAAGCATACATCACAGGTATGGCTGACTCTAAATCATTCTCTGGAGCTGATGCTCAATCTAAAGCTTATTTAGACAAATTGCAATCAGAATTCGGTGGAAATGACTACGCTGTCTTGACTAACTTAGTTACTAAAGGTGGTAAGAAAGTTCCAGACATGAAAAATGCAAAAATTGGAGCTACAATGGAATTCTTGACAATGAGAGAATTAGAGCGTTTAACTGCTCAAAAATTGTTATTCCAACGTGCTGCTACAGTTCGTGATTCAAATGGAGTTGCTAGATTAAACGAAGGTTTATGGCACCAATTGAGACGTGGAAAACTTGTTAAGTATGGTCGTCCAGGTGGAATCACTCGTGATCACTTGAAAGAAGCTGCAGAATATGTATTCCGTATTAACCCATTCAAACAAGATGTTGAAAGACGTTTGAAATTCAAATGTGGTAAATATGCATACCAAAACATTTTAGAGATCTTCTCTGATGAAGTTAACTCTCAAAATGCAGCATTAAACACGTTCTTAGGAGCAGATAGAACTATCCCTAACCCAGTTCGTGGTAATGATCCATTCAACTTGGAGTATGTGCCAATTCGTTTCACTAAAGTTTTCATTCCTGGAATCGGAAGTGTTGAAATCGAAGAAGATACATCATTGAACATGATGGAAGGTACTGATCGTTTGGCAGGTGGATTCCACCCAGAAAACTTATCACCAACTGCTTACTCAATGGTTATTTGGGATGTTGAGGATCAAATGTACTCAAACAATAAAGCTTTACCAAAAGGTGCTACTTTAGTAGACGGTGGTAACTCTGGAGCTAACATTTACTTAGTAAAACCACAAGGTGAGATGACTTACTGGGGAACTACTAATGGACGTTACGATTACAGAAAAGCTGGAGATGTAATGTCATCTATGAAACAAATCGGACAAGAATTCTGGGCTTTCAATATCGCAGATATTCACGTTAGAGATTTAACTCGTTTCGTAATGATTGAATTAGACGAAGCTGGAAGAAAAGGCTTTAACTAATATTAAATAGTTAAATAATACTTACCCCATCTTAATCGGTGGGGTAAGATATTTAACGAATTTGCAAAATCTAAATATTATTTGTAATTTTGCATAATAATACAACCAACCAAACCAACCAAAGAATACCACCCAACACAGAAAAAAGTTAAGTAACCAAAAATAAAGTATTATGGCAGTAAAAAGCAAAGATACAGATAATGTTATCCTTAAGATCTATGACTTTGAACTTAAGAAAGATACACTGTATGAAATAAAAGAAAAGTTAGATACCTCTGCACCAGACGGTTTTAAAGAGTACAATACCACAAAAGTATTAAGTGATACAGTAGTAGACACTTTTCCAGGAGCAGTTTTTGATAGAGAAAGAGGTATTTGGGATACAGGTTTATACCCTACATCTAGCTCTTTCATGAGAGCTGTACAAGTAGACAACAGAGCAGCAGCTCTTAAATCTATAAAAGATAATATTGTTAAGCCAATTGAGGCAGAAAAAGGAGTAGATGTTCTTGATCAAAATTCAAACAACAACCGTTTTTGGGACTCATTTAGAATTGACTTACAAAGAGGTAAAATCTTTGACACTTCAAAAGCAGAAGATTTACTAAGGTTGTACCTACTTTTGATACACAAAAGAGTTACACCAAAGCACATGGAATCTCATCCAGAATTTAAACAGCCTATTTCAATGTATTGCATTGTAGATAAAGAAAGCTCTGTAAGTAGAGAAGCTGAAAAAGAAATGAGACAAGCAAAAGCATCAGCTTTATTCTACAACTTATTAAGTACAGATAGAAAAGGCTTAATTAGAGTTTTAGACTACTTAGGAATAAGTGCTTCAGACTCTACAGAAGATGCAGTTCTTTACACAATATTTGGTAACTACATTAAGTCAAAAGAAGATAAGTATCAAAACGATAAGATCTTTATTGAGACAGTAGAGAGGTACCAAACAGAGGACGGAGAAGAAGAAATTTTTATCCACTCTAAGTTAAAAGAACTATACCTAAAAGGTAAAGTAAAAAATAAAAAAGGAGAGATCTGGATTGACGATGTATTCTTAGAAAGCGGATGGAAAAATGCTGCTAGAAAAGTAAAAGAAGACAAAGAGTTAAAGCAGATTTTTACAGGACTTCTTGAGTAATATAAATACGGGGGTATTTAAAGTGCCCCCATTTTTTAAAAAAAATGACTACAGAACAAGCTTACATAAAATTTTTATTAAAAGTAAATGACAACTTTGAAAATTCAAATGTTGCAGGCGATAGAGGTAGGTTTGTAATCGTATTTAACGAAGCTCAAAATAAGATGATAGAATACATCTTAGACAACAAAAAAAGTGATGAGATCAGGTATATACAACAAATAATAGTACCTAACCACAAGATAATAAAAACAGCGTCTGTAGAATATGCAGACACATTCTTACTACCAAAAAATTATTTCGACTTCTCTTCTGCATACACAAAGGCATCTAATAAAACATGTAAAGATCAAAAAATAAATCTTTACGAAATAAAAGATGACAATAAAGTAGAGATACTACAAGACGAATTTAATAAGCCTTCTTTCTTAGCTAGAGAGGCACCTTTCTCAATTTCATCCAATAACTTACACGTTTACAAAGACGGATTCTCAAATGATGAACTGTATGTAACATATTACAGATACCCTGTTCAGATTAAAACATTAGTAGATGACGATCCAGAAAGCCCATTTGATGAGACTTTTTCACCAGAATTTGATGATAAGTTTCTAGATAGAATACTATCAATGGCAGCAAGCTTGTTTGAAGGTAACTCTTCAGACCCAAAATATCAAATGGATATGCAAAGAGCTTTACAAAAAGTATAATAACAATAAATAAATAATAACTAAATTAAAATTAAAAATGGCAAGTCACGCACCACAAACAATTTTATTTGTTACTAACGAAGGTTCAGTAATGAGTAATGGCTACTCTACAAGATTAGCAAAAGGACAGTTTGGTATCGTTGATAAAGGAGCTACACCATCTGCATTAGGTATGGCGGTAGTAGACACTTTTCCAGCAACACCAAAAGATAGATTATTTGAATTGAAGTTAGGTATCGCACCTTTGACACCAACTCGTTCTCAGTCTAACAAAGCATATTCATCTATGCCTTTCAAACTTTCAGAAATCGTTGACATCAAAGTTAACTCACCAAAGTTAGGGGTATCAGTAGATGAGTTTATCATCGGTTACGATGGGATTAACTACGATACAAGATTAAACCTACAACCTGGGGATAATGAAGTTATCGACATCACATTAGCTGGAGAAGCTATTGGTATGTTAGGTTACCCAGAAGCAAAAGTAACAGTAAAACTTTACTTAGAAGCACCAAACGCTATCCCAGGACAAATGGTATCTGTTAACATGGAGAAAATTGTTCAAGAGGGTGTTGAAAGATTGAAAAAAGTAACTTTATTAGGAGGAGTTCCTATTACTGAGTATATTGATATTACTCCAGTAAATAGCTCAAACCCACAAACTGTAACAGGTACTGAATACACTTTCTTTGGATTAAAAGTACAAGATGCAGGTAATGCAAGTGCATTAGGATTAGTGCAAGCACAATATCCAGCACATATTGTTAAGAGAGAAGGATACAAAGGAGGAATTTCTGAGTATGCAATCTTAGCACCAACATCTACAACTTTGGCATCTTTTGCTCAAATCTTGTCTTCTCAAGACTCTGATTGTGCAGGATCACCTGATTGTACAGATACAGTAACAAACATTGCATGGACTGCAGGAGCAACTGCTACAGCAGTAGCTAAAACTTTTACTTTACAATTGGCAGATGACAAATGTGGAGATAATAAATTAGAAGCTATCCAAGCAGCATATCCAGAATTAACTATTACTGCAGGAGACTCTCAAGCATGTCAAACAATTTATACTACTACAGTATTATCTAACATTGTTTCAGAAGAGTGTTCACCAATCTTAAGAGACTTGTTCTCAGCAGAGGCACCAGATTCTTACGAATTCGTAAGTTGGGAAGCAGCACCAGTACAATACAATGGAATGAGTGCTATGGGTATCCACTTGAAAGGTAAAGTAAATATTTTTGCTGGATCAGAAGAATATAGAGATGAATTACCATTCGTTTACTCTTCTACAAGAATCTCTATCGCAAATGCAGCTCCTGGACTTGTTTCAGAGTCATTCAAATTGGGATCTAATGGAAGATTCAATGTGAAAGTTCTTTCAATTGCAACTGAACCAGAAGCAGTAGGTGGACAATTCTATGACTTAGAAGAGCGTACTAGAGTATACTTTGAAAATCGTCAAAGATTAGCAGGTAATAACTACGGTAAATTAGTATTAGGACAAGAATCACACTTGAAACCAACAGTACAATACGTAGACTACTCTATCAGAATCAGAACAAATCGTTTTGCTCAATCATTCTCAGGAGAAGTAGTAGAAAATATTGATTACCACATCTTAGTAGATGCTTGTAAATACCAAGGAGTAGAAGCTTTAGTTAATGCATTAGCAACAGCAGCTGGTTTACCAACTGTAGAAGCTTATCCAGTAGCTTCAGTAACTACAACCACTGGTGTTTGAGGAGAAACTACCACTACATCTAGTGCACCTGTACACAATGCTATAACTAGTGCACAAGTATACAACAATGCTTTAATGTCAGCATGGCCTTCTCCAAATGAAGGAACTGTATGTACAGACGGATTCTATCCAAATAGTATAAGTATACAACTAGTAGGTGGAGACAACGTATGTAATGCGACAGCAGCAATAATTACAAACTTAGAACAATTCCAAACAACTATTAATCACACAATAGCAGTTGGAGAAAATGTACAAGTACTTGCTTCTGACGGAATTCAAAATACATTTAGAAACTTTGCATATGACGGTAATGGTTATATGACAGCAAGTTCACAATGTAATACATGTCTATAATAAATTAAACTTAAATAGGGAGGAGAAAAACTCCTCCCTTTTTTTTATCTAAATCTATATATAATACAATAAAAACAAAATAAATGAAGACTTATGCACTATATATAGTTACATCTTTATTGGTGTTTTTTGCACCGGTTGTTGGAATATTAATAGCAGTAGGAGTTGCTATAGCACTAGACACAGTACTAGGTATAGCTAAAGCTGTAATGATAAAAGATAAAGTTACATCTAGGAAACTTAGTAATATAGTATCGAAGTTTGTACTTTACCAATCTGCAGTACTATTACTGTATGTAATAGACCAATTTTTAATAGGTGAGTTTTTTAAGTTATGGTTTAGTATACCATTCTTTTTCACAAAATGTGTAGCCCTGGTTATCATATTTATAGAACTTACTAGCATGAAAGAAAATTTTGAAGCGGCTTTTCAAATTGACGTTTTTCAAAAAATAAAAGAATTACTTAGAAGGTCTAAAGAGTTGAAAGACGACATAGACGAAATAAAAGGTTAAAAATGACAACAGCACAAATAACAAAAAAGTACGGTACACCAAATGAAACAGGTAATGGATATCTAACAAAGATTACTTTGCCTTATCCTATGAGATTAGCTTGGGATACAGATACTAAAGTTAAAACAATGATGTGCCACAGTCTAGTAGCAAATAACTTTATAGCAGTATTTAATGAGTTGCTAAAAGAATATGGTTACGAAAAAATAGTAGAATTAGGCATAGACCTTTTTGGGGGATGCTTTAACTACAGAAAAATGAGAGGTGGATCAGCATGGTCTACACACTCTTGGGGAATAGCAATAGATTTAGATCCTGCTAGAAACCAATTAAAAGAGACATCAAAGACTGCAAGATTTGCAAGACCAGAATACAAAAAAATGATTGATATATTTTATAAGCATGGTTTTGAATCCTTAGGGAGAGAAAAGAATTATGACTGGATGCATTTCCAAATAAAAAGCTAAATTATGGACATCATAAAAATCATTAAGTTTTTTAAAGAACAGTGGTTAGGCTCATTATTAATTATACTATGGTTTATTTCTATAGTATTCTACCAAAATAAAAGAGAGCAACTAATACTAGAGGCAGAGAACTTAAAAACAAAAATAGAAAAATTAGAAGAAAAAGAAGCTACATATAAAAAAGAGATAGTCTTACTTAAAAAGACAGATACTTTAATAGTAGAGAAAATAAAAAAGATAAAAGAAAAAGAGTATGTGCAAATTAAAATTATTGATAGCTTTACTGTTAGTGAGTTACAGCAGTTTTTCACAGATAGATACTCAGAAAAAAGATAGCTTAGTAATACTATCAGAAAGACAAGCTAAACTAGTAGCAATAGACTTAGTAAAATATGACTCTTGTAAAGAGTTGTTAAAGGAGCAAGATTCTAGAATAGCAAATTTTAAAAGTATAGTAACTAACTTAGAAGGGCAGCTTTCAATAAAAAACGAAGTCTTACTAGAAAAAGACTTATACATTGAAGCACAAGATAAATTACTAAACAAGCCAAAGAAGATAGAACTACACGGGTACGCAGGTATTAGATCAAACGGTCTATCAATATTAAACCCCTCTATTTACGGTAATTTATTACTAGAGTATAGTAAATGGTCAACAGGTTTAAATTATAGCGTTAGCAGCCAGGAAAAAGCTATCTGGGGCATAGTTGTACAATATAAACTATTTTAAAAATATAAACAAGATGTCACAAATAGTAGGAGAAATAAAAATAGACTTTGATGTAATACAAACTACAGTACAAACACTTTGGATAGGTGATAATAGTGACTGGGTACATGCAGAGACTTTACCGGCAAACATACTTATAACACTACCAGGATCAAAAAAAGCACTAGTATTTTCATTTAAGAAGAACTCGATAAATGCATTTAATAGCCACAACTTAGGTATAACCTGCTTTACTAATGATTGTAAAGATGAGGTATATGCAGACCTACCAGATGGTGTATACACAATAAACTTAAAAAGTGGATATACTAATTTTGAAAAAACAAAGTACTACCTTAAGACAGATAGAACAGAGTTAGAATTATCAAAAGTAATAGTAAAACATGGCTTTGAGTATTCTAAAAACGATAAAGGTTTTAGAGAGAAAGCTTATGACATAGACTGGCTAATAAAAGTAGCCAAGGCCCATGCAAAATTAGGGGACTTTGTAAAAGCAGATCGCTTCTTTACTGAAGCAAAGGCGTTACTAAAAGGATTTGGAGAATGTTTAGACTGTATATAAGATGGCAGGACAACAAAATTACTTAGAACTAAGTCAGGAAAATTACTTTGATAAATTTGAAAAAGATGTATTAATTAATGCTGACTTATATTACCTAAACAAAAGATTTGGAGTAGGTAATGAATTAGACAGGGATAAGTTAAAACACGCTCAGATGTTTTACAACATGCTTTGTACAGATGAGTGTGAACTAATTGACTGGGTATTTAAAAAAATTAATGGTGATTTAGAAGGTTCTAAACACAAAATAAAAATTAAGGATTTTAAATTATATGATATACCATACGGTATTGATCAACTAAACTCAATGGCCAACGAATGTTGTGATTGGGAAAAACTAGAATGGTAATATGCAAGAAGTAAAACATTATAAAGTAAAAGTTTTACCTACTAATCCAAGACCAAATTCAGTATACTACGTAAAAAATACTGGAGATGAAGATGTAACAACATTCATTACAGATCTAAATGGAGTACCAGTACCTCTAGTAGATACGTCAGGAGCACCAGTAGGAGATAAGAACTATGTTCATATACAATTAGCAGCATCTAATGTTTGGGAAATACAGCACAACCTAGATAAGTTTGTAGCAGTATTTGTAGTAGACTCAGGAGAAAGCGTAGTTATAGGGGATATTGAATACAACGACACTAATAAAATAACAATAAGATTCCAAGCATCTTTCTCAGGGAAGGCTTACTTAAATTAAAAAACCTAAATTATGAAATTTTTAGCTCACATTGACTTAAGCAAAAATCAATTACAGAATGCTGTAATTCACCCACTAGGTACACCTCCAACTGGGGTAGAGGGGCAAATTTATTATAATTCTACAGTAGGTGATAAAAAATTATACATACACGATGGGACATCTTGGACACCAGTAGGTGACATAACAAGTGTAGCGTCAACAACTTCACAACTAACTGTAACAAGTGGGACAACTGGAGCAGTATCATTAGCTCTAGACATAGCATCTACAGTAGCAAATGGAGGTACCGGTCTTGTAACATCAGATTTACTTTTTGATTATATTGCAGGAGGTACAGCCTCTGTAACATCAATTACAGCAGGAACTGGGGTTTCAGTAAGTGGATCAACAGGAGCAGTAACAATAACAAACACAGATCTTGGATCTTCTCAAAACATATTTAAGAACTTTGCAGTAGCAGGTCAAAATACAGTTATAGCAGATACTAATAATGATACATTAACATTAGTAGCAGGATCAAATGTAACCATAACTACAGACGACTTAACAGATACTATTACAATAGCATCTACAGATACGAACACAACTTACACAGCAGGTACAGGATTAACTTTATCTGGAACTACTTTCAACCACTCTAATGCTATAACAGCAAGTAACTTTGGAGACACAGGTGCTACAAGAACATTAGCTTTTGGTGGTACATTTATTGTACCTTACGTTACATATGACGCACAAGGTCACCTTGTAACAAAAAGTAACCTTACTTTAACTTTACCAGCTACACCAGCAAACTGGTACCCTACAGCGTTCTCATGGACAGGAGGAACTTCAGCAGGACCAACTGGGTCATTAACTGGAGTAGGTATGTCAGCAGTAGCATACGGAGCCATACCATCGGCATCAGCTACAGCTTCAGGTATTGTTACAACAAATGGACAAACTTTTGCAGGAGATAAGACGTTCTCAAACAACGTAATTATAACAGGTAACTTAACCATAAATGGTACTACAACTACAGTAAATACAGAGACCATTAACCTTGCTGATAATATAATAACATTAAATAGCAATTATACTGGTTCAGCACCAACTGAAAATGGTGGTATTGAAGTAGAAAGAGGAACAATAGCAAATGTATCTCTTGTTTGGAATGAGAGTACAGATAGATGGACATTTACAAATGACGGTACCAACTTCTATAACATACCTATATCAGGCGATGCTACTGTAACAAGTGTAGCACTTACACAAGGTAATGGCATAACTATCACAGATACTTCATCAGGTACAGCAGAATCCTTTACAATCGCAGCAAACAATGCTTCAGAGACAGCAGTCGGAGTAATTGAAATAGCTACACAAGCAGAAGTAAATACTGGAACAGATACAGTTAGAGCTGTAACACCAGCAACACTTTCAACATATGTAGCAGCACAACTCTCAGCAGAGTCTTACGCATCGACACTAACAGCTACATCAGGAGCACAAACAGTAACGCACAATTTAGGAACAACAGACGTAATTGTACAATTGTTTGACACTGTAACAGGAGAAACGTTATTTGCAGATGTAGCAAGAACATCAACAAGTGTAGTTACTGTAACTTTCGTAACAGCACCAACAAATACAGTAAGAGCATTAGTTCAAAAAATTGACTAATAACCCAATAGACTAAAACCAACATGTCTCAAAAAATATATTCAAATTTAGATATAAAAGGTAACGCTACAATTGGCGACATAACCAACGCTACATCAGATACAGACAAGTTTCTAGTATCTGATGCTGGCGTTGTTAAGTATAGAACAGGTTCAGAAATGCTATCTGACTTAGGTGTAGCTCCTGGAGTAGCATCTAACATACAACACCAAGTAAAAGCAGGTGTCGCTATCAATAAAGGGCAAGCTGTTTATGTAACAGGAGCAGATGGTACTAACATGATTGTTGGACTAGCTTCAAATGCAGCTGAAGTAAGCTCTTCTAAGACAATGGGTCTAATGGCCTCAACAGTTGCAATCAACGGTTTTGGTAATGTAATAGCAGAGGGATTACTTGCAGGATTAAATACAAGTACAGCTAATGCAGGAGATCCTGTATGGTTAGGTACTGGAGGTAACTTAATATATGGTATAGTAAACAAACCATACGCACCATCACATTTAGTTTTCATTGGTATTGTTACTAGATCTAATACTAATAACGGAGAAATATTTGTAAAAGTACAAAACGGTTTTGAGCTCGATGAGCTACATGACGCAGACTTAAAAACTACAACTCCTATTAATGGACATATCTTAGGTTACAATGGTACTCTATGGGTTAATAAAACTATTGCAGGTTGGCTAGGTTATACACCAGCTAATGCAAGTGGTACAGCAAACTACATATCTAAGTTTACAGGAACAACTACATTAGGCAATAGCTTAATATACGATAATGGTACTAATATACTTATTGGTACAACTACAGATGATAACTACGCAAAGCTTAAAATAAGTGGAGGTGATATAAGCATAGGGAACAACCAACAATTTATTTCCTATAGAGCTGATGGATTACCTTTGTCTATATTTAAAGTAAATACATCAAATCAATTAGTTTTTAACCCATCTTGGGGACAAGCAGTAACAGGATACTCATTTACAACTAGCGGATCTGAAAAAATGAGCATAAGCTCAGGGGGAATAGTTACAGCTAGTTCTGACTTTAGAGCACCTATATTTTATGACTCTAGTAATACAGCATATTATTTAGACCCAGCTTCCAATTCAAATTTATCAAAGCTTTCATTAAATGGTGCAGCAGCATCTTCAGAAGCCAGCCTTACATTAGGAGCACATGGTGTAGATGAAGGTGGACAAATGATATTAAATAAAGCAACTTCTTGGACTTATGCCGGACATATTGATGTATGGAAAGACCAATTAAGATTTCTATATGGAACAAACGATGGTACAACTGGTGTAGCAATGTCTGTTAGCTTAGCATCTAAGCAATTAACATTACCAGCTTATACATCAGCAACTTCCTTTACAGGAACAGCTGTAGCAAACTTAGCTGTAGATGCTTCAGGAAATGTAATTACAATTGCAGCAGGAGGTGGCGGAGCTGTATCATCAGTTAATGCTGGAACAGGAGTTTCAGTAAGTTCAACTACTGGAGCAGTTACTGTGTCTATAGGACAATCAGTAGCTACTTCAGCCACTCCATCTTTTGACCAAATATTCACAACTAATAACGGAAACGGGACAAATGTAAAAATTGGAGATGATGCTTGGATAGGAGACTACAATGCAGTAAACTCTATAAAAGTAAAAGGGCAACAAGACGCAACAGCAGGATATATATCTTTTGGTTCAGGCACTGAATCTTTAGGTAGAACAGGAACTGGTGCATTAACTTGGGGAGGAAATAATGTATGGCATGCTGGTAACTTAACAAACTTAAACCAATTAACAAATGGTCCAGGATATATTACAGGCATAACAAGTGGTAATGTAACAGCAGCTTTAGGGTATACCCCTTATAATGCAACAAATCCAAATGGTTATATTTCTTCTTATAGCGAAACTGATACATTAGCAACAGTTACAGGAAGAGGAGCTACAACAACAACATCCATAACAACACCTAGTTATGCATTCACAGGAGCTAGCACAGGAGCTATTGGATTAGTAACAACTACAAGTTCACTTAGAACACTTAGTGGTGATGGTACAACATACGGATATGGTATTAGTACAAATAATTCTGGAGGTTTAGATATAATGGCTAATCAGTCAGGCCAGCCTATAAGATTTTGGGCAGGTACAACAAATGTTAGTCCTATCCAAAGAATGATAATATCTGCTGGAGACGTAACAGCAACAGACTCATTTAGAGCACCTATTTTCTACGATTCAAATAATACTGGTTACTATGTTGACCCAGCTTCAACTAGCAACTTAAATATAGTAAGAGCAGCAAACTCTTTAACAGGAGCCTGGATAGGAGTAGAAAATGTGAGTATTACTAGTGGAAATGGTATATCATTATATAATGGAGCCGCTACTGGTCAACCTACTTATGGTTTGATGTTTGCAGGAACAGCCACTTATGGAACTCATGGCTCAGTAACTTCAGATTGGGCTACCTATTTCACTATGAATTCAGGTGCTACTACAAGAGGTTGGATCTTTAGAACAGGTACTACAAATGTAGCATCTGTATCAGGATCAGGTATTTTACAAACAAGTGGCTATATATATTCGTCAAACTATGTACAAGCCGCAAACAGCATGTACTCACCACTATACTATGACGCTAACAATACAGCCTACTACTTAGATCCAGCATCAACATCAAATCTATATGCACTAACTGTAAATCAAACTATTTCAGGAAACATTTCCGGAAGTGCAGCTACAGCCTCTAATTTAAGTGGGGGTATTAACTCATCCACTAGTGGAATATCTTCAATGAAGGTGAATGATACTAGGTACTGGGTGACAGATCCTAATGCTCCAGGAAACTATTTCCAAGCATTAACAATGGGTAATGGAAGTGATTTTACACAAATAGGAGTAAATAGCTCAAACCAAATGTACTACAGGTTTAACGGAACTGGAAGTACTTGGTATACTGTATTATCATCTAATAATTATACATCTTTTGCTGTACCTTTAACAAGAACAATAACAATTAATGGTACATCTTATGATTTATCATCTGACAGAAGTTGGACTGTAACAGCAAGTGCTGTAGAAACAGATACTTTAGCTACTGTAACTGCAAGAGGTGCAAGTACTTCTACAGCCTTAAGCTTAAATGGAAATGTAACTTTTTTTAGTCAACTAGCTGTAGAAAATCAGTCTACATTTGCTAGGCTTGCTTTTAATAAACTAACATTTTGGGATTGGCAAGGTAGTGGAGACGTTATAACTATAGATGGAGGTTATTTAGAAGCAGCAAATTCCCTTAGAGCACCTATCTTCTATGATTCAAATAATACAGGTTATTATGTAGATCCAGCATCCACTAGTAACTTAAACGCAATAAACTTTTCCACACTATACTCTAATAGATCTGGAGCAAGCGGAAACGTAATAACTATAGATAACGCAGGTAGCTCAACATGGCCTTTTATATTTCAAACTTCTGCAGTAGGGAATGATAATGCAAGTGGGTTTTGGACAAGCTCTCTTGGTTATCCAGATATGAGATTAAGAAAAGACGATGGCACTGTTAGAGCTTTAATATCATCTTGGGAAAGATCATACACTACATATGGGCTAAGCGATGATACAGACATGCGAGCACCTATTTTCTATGATTCTAACAACACAGGATACTATGTAAATCCTGCCAGTGATTCAAGGGTAAACACTGTTTATGCGGATAGACTAGCAACGCCTTATGCCCAAAGCCCAGACAACTCACATCCTGGACATGGAATTAGACCATTTTATTCTTGGAATATAGGGCAAGCAGGTAATCCAACAGCCGGTTATTCCAACGGTATATCAATAGGATCAAACCCTGGAGATCAGGCCTACGGATTTCAGATTGTACAAAATATGTGGGATGACCAGTTATATTTTAGAAGGTATAATAGTGGATGGCAAGGGTGGAGAACAGCATTAGATAGCAGTAATTACAGCGGATACTGTAATTTTGGAGGTAACAATGTATATGGAGGAATTTTCTATGATGGAAATGATAGCTCGTACTATGTTAACCCCAATGGAACAGCAAGACTATCTTATGTTTTAGCAAACGGTGGTATTAGAATTGATGGAAACGAAAACCTCTACCTAGATAACAACTACGGACAATCTATTGTAGGACTTTATACCTCAACAAGATATCAAGGTATATTTGCAATGGGTAACTCTTACAAACTACCTATTGATGGAAGTAGTACAGGCAGTTTATATGGACTAGCTTGGTCACACCCAAATGCCGGAGGAGTTGCAGGAAACTTAAATACACACGGTCTTTTAGCAATGGAGAATGGAACTTGGCTAGCTTCTTTAACAGGGAGTACTAGAGCAAGAGACGACATGAGAGCTCCTATTTTTTATGATAATAACAATACAGGTTATTACATAGATCCAGCAGGTAATTCTCAGGTCTCAGCTATGTATGCAAATAACTGGTTCAGAGCACAAGGTAATACAGGGTTATACGGACAAGATTATGGTGTACACTTTTACCCTCAAACAGGAAGTGCTTGGAGTATAACAGGAAGTGGTGGAAATATAGAGCTACAATTTAGATCTAATCATAACTCTACAATACGAGGGTATGTTTATGCAGATACATCAAATAACATAGGCTTCTTAACCTCAGGAGGAGGGTGGAGACTTAGATGCGATGATTCTGGAAATGCAATTGCCACTGGTGATGTAACAGCATACTCAGATAGAAGAGTAAAAGAAAACATACATACTATTGATAACGCTCTAGAAAAAGTAAATAGCTTAAGAGGTGTTTACTATACTAGAATAGACTCAGAAGATAAGCAAAGAAAAGTCGGAGTTATTGCTCAAGAGACTTTGGAGGTTCTACCGGAAGTAGTAGGACAAGACACTGACGGAATGTATAACGTAGCTTATGGTAACATAACAGCAGTATTAATAGAAGCAATAAAAGAACAACAAACTCAAATAGAGGAACTAAAACAATTAATAAACCAATTAACAAACAAATAAAATGGCAATCACTTACACATTTTTAACAGACAACACGATGAAGCTAGAGATAGCTCCAGAACTAAATGGATTAGAAAAAGTAATTACTAGAGTAAGATACAACTACGTTGGAGTAGACGAAGAAGGCAATGAAGGCACTTTTGCAGGAGTAACACCAATGCCAGCACCTAACACTGAGAGTTATAAACCTTTTGAAGAGTTAACTCCAGAAGATGTAACTTCATGGTTAGAAGCTACAGCTGATAAAGCACATATGCAAGAGCGTATAGCAAAACAGATAGAAGCTAAGATAACACCTAAGTATGTTGAAACAGCATCACCATGGGCTCCACCAGTTGAAGAAGAAGTAACTACTGAACCAACACCTTAAAAAAATAAAAATGGGATTTTTAGTAAAACAACCAGTAGAGACATTTGAAGGTAATCATTTAGAGGAGTTCTATGTAAGAATAGAACATTATCAATTAGATAAACTAAGAGGTACTATTGGTGTGTCATTCGCACATTATGAATCTACAGAAGCTGCTAATGCAAACTTCCCTAAATATTTAGAAGATACACCAAACCCTTACGGGAGAGTTGCTACAACAATGACATACAACGGAGAGACTAAAGAGTATCCAATGTGGTATTCTTTTAACATACACACTCCGGAAGTTATAGTAGAGCACTACCCAGTATCTAAGTGGCACTCAGAGATGGTCGACTACATAGATTTTGATGAAGACGGTAACGAGATAGTTAAGCAAAAAGAAGAATGGTTTGAAACTATCACAACAGAAACTAAAGAAATAACAAAGACACTTTTAGACATAGGATCTATTACAGGTAGTATATACGACTTCTGCTATAGCAAACTGAAAGAGGTGTATAGTGAAATGTTTGGAAGCGAAAACATAATAGATATATTATAATGGGAAGAGTAGCAATGTCAGCCAACAATAGAGGACTAATATCAACTTTTGGTCAATACACCAATAGGACATCTAGTAGCTTCAGTGGTATTTTTGGTTCTGCAACTTACCCAAATCGTGCATTAAGTAGTTTGAATATAAACTATTACGGAGGAGCTCCAAGTGTATATGTATATTGGGTTAATATAGCCTCTAGTAATTCAACAAAAGGATCTGTATCTATAACTTATCCATGGAGCGAAACCTCTTCAGGGACAGGTCTTATAGGACACAATAGACAATCATTTTCAGGAGCATATAACTACATAAGCATTCAATGCAATGTTACATACGGATACAGTTTTAAAGGGTGGTATACACTACCTTCAGGGGGAACACTAATCACAAGTGCTAACAGTGTAAACATATATCCGACAGATGGTTATATAAGCACAGTATGGTATGCACAATTTTACTAGTTTATGGAATCAATTTGGGTTTTAGAAAATGTAAAGGATGATGAAACATTTTATAGCAAATTAGAGTTACTTATATTAGTAGCATCTATTTCTTTATGGAGGAAGCATCATCCAGCACACAAAACAGTTTTGTACTGTGATGAAATGACAAATAATGTATTATCTAAGCTAGGTGTTATTAATTTGTGGAATGAGGTAAGACATTTATCTTACCCAGAAAAAATAAATAGAAAAGTGTTTTGGTCAAGCTGTAAAACAAAAGTTATAAGCAACACTAAGATACCATTAGTAATAGTAGATCATGACTTTTTAATCTATACAAATATAGATGAACATTTAAAAGATGAGCTAGTATTTACATACAATGAAAAATCAAACAACTGGTATCCAAAGGAGAACAACAAAGCTAATAGAGCTCTTTCAAAACCTATAGAGTACGTAAATGATTTAGCAGCTAATGTAAGTTTATTCTATTTACCGGACCCTGAATTTGCTAGAGAATACGCAAACCAGACTTTACAAAATCACATAGAGATATCAGCAATGGACATCCATGACTTATCTGCAAACTATATGATACTATCTGAGCAATTAATGCTCAAACAATGGTTAAGTAAAAGAGAGATACCACATAAGGCTTTATGTAGAAATATTTGGGATTGCAAAAGTATAAAGTACACATTAGACGAAGTAGATAACGGTATTTGGGGACACAGAGAAATAGAAAAGTACTGTAAGCATTATGGGTTAGATAAAACTCGTATTAAGGAAAATCAGGAAGGGTTTGATTACAATCAAGAGATAGAATTTCTATACAGATGTATTAAATCGACAAAGCTACAAAACGTAGAGGAGCTGAAACAGAAAATAGAAGTTATACAAAATGTATAATTATGAAAGCGATACATGTAAATTGGACAGCACCTTTCTTTAACAAAGAAAGACTTAGAGGTCACGGGTTTGATACCACAAGAAATATTACCTCTAGCACTTATGACATACCTGATTACCAATTACTGTATACAATACTGTCAGCACTAAGATGGAAGTTACACAATGGGCCTATCAAACTTTACACAGATTCTATAGGTTTAAGTGCATACAAGATGTGGGGATTACTTAGTCTGTATGATGAAGTAGACACTGATTTTTTAGACAACTTAAAAGAAGTAGATGCTGCATATTTTTGGACTAGTGGTAAGATACAAGCTTTACAAAATGAAAAAGAACCATTTGTATTTCTAGATCAAGACTTTATAATAAGAGGAGAGATACCTCAGAAGTTCTACGAAAATGATTTAGGAATAGGACACTGGGAAATACCAAGAGGTTATTATTACTTTAGAGAGCAAGATTGGAAAAAAGAAATAAAGCATATTGATTTTCCTAAGGATTACAATGTAAATGCATATTCACCAAACACATCTTTTTTGTATTTTAATAATAAAGATATAGTAAACGAATATGTAAGCTGGCACAAGAAGCTAATAAAGACAGAAGGACAAGAAGTACCGGAATGGTTTTGGTTAGCAACTGATCAAGGAATACTAGGACATGTTATTAGAGAGGGGAACTATAATACAAACACTCTAACAGACAAAGTCTTTCTTGCAGATAGTGATTACGGTAACAAAGGTACAAGGTATAAAGGCTTATCTGAGCAATGGTACTACCCACAAGGAGCCGACTTGAACAAAGGGCTATTAGAATGGGAACATGTATGGTTAGCAAAAGTAGTGTTTAAGTCAGACAAAGATTTTGAAAAAGCAGAATGCCAAAGATACTACGATGAGATACATAGTTTAGGAGGAAAAAATTACTTATACAACCTTAGGCTTTTTAAATATTGGAACGAAGAGAAACATGGCGATAGATAATAAGATACCAATAGTAAGAGCTTTATGGGGGAACCAAGAAAGAACACTGTCAGAAGTACCACCTAAACCACTATTCAAAAACGAAACAGTAATTGTATGGGGGTCGAATAACAAAAAGTATTTAGAAGCATTAGGATACAATGTAAAATGTTTATCTATAGAAGATACTGATAAAAAGTATTCAACACTACATAAGCATTACATGCATAAACTAGAAGCTATAAAGGTAGCAGGAGTTTTGCACAAAGAGTATATTTTTTTAGATTGGGACTGTTTTCCACTAAGACCTTTTGATAGTAATTTTTACAACCACTTGCAAAAAGGAAACGAAGTACAAATACCAATATATGCTTACCCTGATAAAGAAGGACTAGGTATAATTGATATGATAGACGAGAGCACACCATGGGGTCCTTTACAACTAACGGATAACTTAAAAGAATACGTTAAGTCACATGAAGACCAGTTAAGAAAATATAGCTGGAAACATAATGAAATGTTAGTAAGCCCTAATTTTGGGTTTGTATATTCTAGAAGAAGCAGTTTAGGTAAAGAGTTGATTGATATAGCAGATAGCAATAACGTATTGAATTGTATAGAAGAGCATTCATTTTATATCTGGGCCAATTGCACATTAGATGAATACATAAATAAGTATGAACCTAAAGTATTACAAGGAACATCCGATGATGTAAGAATATACAATAAAGATTCAAAACAAGATGCTGTAATAAAAATAAACAAGTATGTCAACGCAATAGCAAAAAAAGACATATACTTAAAACACATCTAGGATGCATTTTAAAAAACCTCTTATAGAGACACAAGATGAACACATCTTTCAATTAGCACCAATACCAGTATACCAGAGAGTTTACGAAGATGTGTTGACTGATAAAGTATACAAGCTAGGATTAGAGACTCTTACAGATACTCAAAAGAGAATGGGGCAAGAGTTACCAAAGCAGTATGATACAGAAAGACAAGGTCATTATGATATTAATTACGATAGACAAGATCAGTGGGTAGAAGACCATGAATTTCCTCCAATAGGAAGTAGGTTCTACACACCACCAAATAACTTCTTAGATAATCCCGATGAGGATGTACAAGTTATAAGAAGAAGAATAGAGGGAGGATTTTTACAACTACTAAAAGCAATGCAGCTAGAAGTAGAAGGTAAGCCAATCATAACAGAAAGTTGGTTACAGTACTATGATCCATTCTCAGGAAGAGGGCATAATGCACATAACCATTGCAGATGGCACCATGAAGAAGCTAAGCCAATCATGTTTTCGGGAGGCTACTATTTATCTGATGGCGAACCTATACAAGATCACCCATATAGCGGAGTATTTGCTTTTCATGTCAGAGGAATGAAATATTATATAAGACCTAAAAAAGGCATGCTGATTATTTGGCCTTATGATATAATACACTCAGTGGAACCATTTTATGGTAAAGAACATAGAGCAGTGATTAATTTTAATATACAAGTTTAGTAAAAAAACAAATAACACATATATATCAAAATGGCAAAAATCAAAAACGAAACTACAAAATTAGAAAAGAAAAAAGTAAGTCGACCTGGCATACATGCCAAGTCTAAAACTTCACTATCTAAAAATTCAAAAAATTATAAAAAACTAAATAGAGGACAAGGATGAAAAATTGCGGAAACAAAATCAAAAACATGTGTGGAGAAAAAACTTATGCCACATGTACTTATTACGAACTAGAGGTACCAACATTTTCTAGCCTAGTAGGACAAGACTGTATTACCATAGAGGAAACAACAGAAGACTTATATGACCTAGTTTCAGGAATAAAGTCAGAGATTGATTTGTCAGCTCTTGGAGACTTGTGCCTTACTTATGTTCAAGAAGATAATAAAAACATTGTAAAAAATGTATTAATTAAGTATGAAGAGGAAATATGTTCACTAAAACAAAGAGTGGAGTACTTAGAGAATGAAGCAATATGCGACAAAATCATAACAGAGTGCTTAGACCTTTCTGGATTAGTAGACCAATGTAATTCCCCTATAAATACTTTAGGAGAACTTCTTCAATATTTATTAGACAACACACAAACACCTTAATACTATGGGAACATGCAGTCAAATGACCACTCCGGTTATAGTACAACAAGAAGATCCATGTAATGGACTACACACTTCAACAGATTGTGTTGTACACACGGAGCCAATAACATATCTTTTTATAGAGGATAATCAAAACTTAACCTCTATCATACAAGCAATAGTTTTATCTTTGCAAAGTAACAATACTGGAGTTACACAACTACAAGAAGAGAATGCACAACAAGCAATTCAAATAACAAATCTTCAAGAACAAGTAACTCAAATACAAGAAGTAATCTTTGATATACAAGCTATCTTAGCTACTTGTTGTCCAGAATAAAAATAATATTAAAAAAACCTAGAAGTAACCATGGAAGGATGTAATCAAACAAATATACCAATTTTAAATACACAAGAGGATCCCTGCATTCAGGGGTCCTTACTAACAAATTGTATCTTTTATGGTCTAGCAATAGAATACTTAGGTACACAAAATACTGCAAGTTTAGCAGTGATATTAGAATACATAGTTAGAAGTCTTGTAGCGGCTAATTCAGATATAGTAGCTTTAGAAGAAGAAAACAGAGATCAACAACTTCTTATAGAACAGTTGCAAGTAGCTTTAGAACAAAGCTTAGTAACACTAGAAGTTATACAATCACAAGTAGAAGCTTGTTGTCCTACAACCACTACAACAACTATTCCTATTACCACTAGTACAACAACTACAGATCCATTTTATTATTATGTAGCTAATCAGTATGCATGTCCAGATTGTAATTATGTTGTTGGCACTAATATGATAATAAAAACGGTAACGCCTTTATCTATTGGGGATTGGGTACCCCGTGCTATTAGCGGTAATATCTTTTTCTTTAATGTACTATCTTCATCAGCCCCTTTCTATATGGCAACATTAGTTGATGCTGGAGGAGCCTCTCAAAGCTGCGGTTGCCCAGGCACAACTACTTCAGCACCAACTACTACTACAACTACGACAAGTGGACCAAATGCATTCAGTGTTACTTGGGTATCCCCTGAACAAACTTTTAGTTGCGAACTTCCTAGAATAACAGTTTACTCTAGTAGTAATGTAATTAGTAACAATACAAGGTTGTTTAGAAACTCTAATCTAACAAATGAGCTTCAAGATGGAACACTTTATGTTCAAGTATTACCATTTGGTGAAATAAATAATATGAGACTGGGAACTTATATAGAAGGTAGCGGATTATATGCCCTTAATGGTATAACTTCATGTGATGATCCAAATACTACTACTACTACAACAATATAATTATAACAAATAAAAAATAAATAAAAATGTGTAACTGCGGAAGAACAACGAATACAATATGTACATCATCATGTCAAACAGTTGATTGTGCTTGTCCAATTAAAGATTTAAGCACAGACTGTGTACTTTATACAGGTGAGGATTTACCTTGCTCTGAAATAAAAACAGGAACGCTTTTAACAGAAGCCTTTGGTCAATTAGACACCTACCTTTGTGATTTATCAAATCAACTGGCAAACTCTTTTAGTTTAATAAGTGTTGGTCAAGGAACTAGAGTGTATAAAGGAGTAGACGGAATTGGTAGAAAAGAGATCAGATCTATTACACCATCAAATACTATTATCACAGTAGGTTTGTCAACAGATGACAAAGAAATAGAAATAGGACTAGATGTAGTAATACTAAAAGACTTTATACAAGATAACCAGATAACATACTCTGCATCAAATGTAGGTACAGGAGCTGGTGTATACAAAAATGCAATTAGAACTGGAGACAATGTAAACTTAAGCTTCAAAAGACTAAAATCTCAAAATGGTACAATAACTATTACAGAAGAGGCAAATGAAATAGATTTTGCAGTGTCAGTAGATGGAAGCGAAACGAAAGTTACAGCAGGTACAGCAATATCTGTTTCAGGAACTGGTACAATAGCTTCACCTTATGTAGTAACAAATACAGCACCAGACCAAGTAGTTGCAATAACAGGTTCAGGAGCCACAACAGTTAGCGGATCTTATCCTAACTTCACTGTTAGCTCAACTGACACTGATACAACATACTCAGCAGGACTAGGGTTGTATTTATCAGGTACAACTTTTGGAGTAAGAAATTTACAAAAAGTTATTACAGGAGACTACACCTTAACAAATGGCGATGTAGAACATACAATATTTATAGATAATGGAACTTCACCTGTAACAATTACAGTACCTGCAGGGCTATCAATAGGTTTTGAAGTAGGTTTTGTACAAGAAGGTACAGGATTAGTTACATTTGTTGCATCAGGCACTACAATAAATACCGCTACAGGCCTTAAAATAAAAGGGCAAAACTATCAAGCTTTTCTTGAAAAGAAACTTTCATCAGAAACTTTTTATTTACTAGGTAATGTAATAGCATAACTATGAAAAATTTCAAAAGAAATATATACAGACTTAGCGGTTCAGAGTGCGACTTCACTGGATTTGCAGAGGAAATACCAGATAGATCTGTAACTAAGAGTAAAAAAGTACTGATATTATCTGACCCAAACAGCGTTAAATTTGAAGAGTATATTACCGATGTACCCTTGGCGGATATAGCAACAACAATACAAAATAGAGAAACAGCTCTTGGAATGATACCTACAGTAATGTTATCGTATGCTGCTTTTGAGGCATTAACAGATGTAGAAATAGCTGAGTATGCACATATTTGGGATATAGGTTATGACACATTGATAACAGCAAATGCAGGGAATAAGTTTTTAACCTATTTGTCCGGAGGAGGTGCAATATTCTTTTTAGGAGAAAATAGTAGCTTCCTTGAAAGAGATAGCTCTTTAATAAGCTTAATAACATTAGCCGGAGGAGGTGCAGTTGCAACAAACGGTATTGCACTAGGAATGACACAAGCTACTGTAGAACCTCAATTTAGGGTAGCAAACCAAAATCCAATTGTATTCTTTAATGCTCCTGGAGCTTTCTCAAACATAGGTTCAGCAAATATACTATCACAATCAAATGGTGGTACACATGGAGCTGTATGGAAAACAGGATCTTTATCAAATGCCCCTACAGGAGCTATTGTATCTGTATTAGATATTAACTTTTTAGTAATACCTAATATACAACCAGATTTTATAGATAATTTAAGTGTAACACTAAACGTAGCATAATGATAGTACAAATAACATTGACATCAGCTGGAACAGACTCTGGACCATTCGATATATATAGCAATTCAACAGGGGTTTTTGTATTAGTAATCTCAGGTGTTGCTAAACAGGATCTACTGTCAGGCTATATAGCAAATGTACCAGATGGTACAACGACAGTAAGAGTACAATCTACAGGAGAGTGCACAAACTATGAAGATATAGCAGTAGTACCTGCACCTACAACTACGGCTGCACCTACAACTACGGCTGCACCAGCTTCTATTTACATAGCAACAGGTACACCAATTTGTAGATCAGCAGGAACTTGTAATGATAATTCAACATGTGGTATTATATTCCCTGTTAATATAACAGGAGCACCTGTTGGCTACTACGTAGAAGCATCTACAGTTGCATCTTCAGGAGCTACAGCAATGTATACACCAACACAAGTAGAGTATACAGAGACAAATGCATCTGGAACAGTTACTATAAGATTAGAGTTGTATGACTATTTTGGAGGTACAATGATTGCTTTTACTGAGCAAACAATAACTCACCAAGCATCATACCCATTTGTAACAGCTTGTTCAGGTAACACAACCACTACTACGACTAGTACAACAACAACCACAGCTGCACCTACCACTACTACGACTAGTACAACAACAACCACAGCTGCACCTGCACAATGCATTGAGTACTTATTAGGCACAAATACAAATGCAGGAGCTAATTATACAGATTGTGGAGGAAACCCTCAATCAATTAGCATAGGAGGTACAAGCGGTTATGACTCTACAACGTTCTGTGCTTTAGACGGTACCGTAGTGACTAATGGTGATGCAACCTTGAATGTAACAGGAGTATGTCCAGAAGAGACTACAACTACAACAACTACAACAACTAGTACAACAACAACTGCACCAAGCCAAGGAAACATAAGTGTTTATAACTTAAATTCTCCAGGTGCTAATGCATATTTGAACAATGTACAAGTAGATGGAACAGATATTATAGTACCACTAGGTACTTTCCCACTTTCACCAACTAATTCAGCAATAGGTGTATATGCCGGAACATCTTTTTCTACAATAGTAGTATTCTCTTCACATGGAGCAGACACCCCAGTAAGAGTATCAACATCTGCAGGGTATAGCCAATGTCAAGTAAGCAGTGGTTATGTAGAGTTTACGGGAGTAGATTTATCTACAGATCCATCAATAAGTGTAACTCTTGATCAAGAAGGCTCAGGGTGTATTTAATAAGTAAATAAATAAAAATGAAAGTATTAATATTTACCCCCTCACATTTCAAGAGGGGGGCAATGTTAAGGTACACTTTACTAGATGTACTTAACCAAACACATAAAGATTTTACATTTGCACTAAGTCTTAAAATTGATGACTTTCAACAAGTTCTTAATAATGTATTGATAGATGATATAAAAGATCCAAGAGTAGTTTATACAGAGCAGATAAACCACAAAGTTTGCTTCACTCACTATAATGCTATGGATACTATAAAATCAGTACCTAATTACCAAGATTATGATTTATTCATAAAGATGGATGATGATGATATCTATAAAAAAGATTATATAAAAAACTTAGTAGACTTTTTTAAAAGTAACCCAGACGCAGACATTGCCTCTTCTAAAGTAGGAACACAGTTAAATGGGTTCACAGTTATAAAAAATAAAAATGGCTATACTACCTTAGGAAGAATATCTAAAGAGGATAACTCACACATGCCTATGACTTTTGCCTTTACTAAAAAAGCATTAGATCAAATTATTAATTTGACAAGAAAAGAATTAGGAAATGATTGGGAAGATGTAGCTTGGAGAAAGGCATGGATGAAAGCTGGTCTTATTCACAAGGAAATAGACAATGCAGATCAAACTATTTGGAATGTACATGGTAAAAATACCACTACTAATAATTATTTAATAAAAAGAAATTAATAGTTATGAGATACATATGTGCACAACCAGCCAGTAATTATTATACCTGGCAAGTAGAAGTACTTATAAATAACTTCAAAAAGCATGGGGTAAACCCTAATAAAATTGACATTCTTTGTGCAACACAAAATAATCACATACCACAAGATTGGATAAAACTACAACAGCATTATAACACAGTAAGATTCTTTTTCTATAATGATAGCAGGGTAGATAAGAGCTATGTACCATCAGTGTACTTCAACCTTATGAGCAGTCACATGAAAGCTCACCCAGAACTAAAAGAAGAGAGATTATTTTTACACGATAGCGATATAGTTTTTACAAGACCACCGGAAGTTCAATGGGTAGTAGATAAGAAAATATGGTACATGAGTGATACAAACTCATACATAAACTACGACTACATACAACAGAAAGGGAACGATGTATACGAAAGCATGTGCGAAATAGTAGGTATAGATAAAACAATACCTAAGCTAATGAACAGTAATTCAGGAGGAGCACAGTATATAATAATTGGTGAGGGGTATGAATTTTGGGACAAAGTAGAAAAAGACAGTATAGAACTATACAAACACTTTTGCAAACAAGAACCACTACATGTAAAAAAACACCCTGCTGATTACCCTATACAAAAGTGGACAGCTGGTATGTGGGCATTACTTTGGAACGCTTGGCTAAGTGGTCATGAGACAAAGGTAGATCCTAGGCTTGACTTTGGATGGACCATACATGGTTCAGAGTCCATTGATAAATATTGGATATTACATAATGCAGGTGTTGGACCAGATCATAAAGATCTTTTTTACAAGGCCGCTTATATAAATAAACTACCTT